TATCAGTAAACACTATATGTGTGAGGGGTGGATATACCCCAAAGAATGGAGAGCCTATCGAGCTTCACTTAATGCGATAAGCATTCACACTGAGTATCAATACCTTACGAGATTTAACGAGTAAAATATACAGTAAAAAACGCCCGAAAAACCCCGTAAATATGATAAAAGCTGATAGACTTTGCAAGTAATATGCAAGCTAATAGGAGATAGAATTATGAAGGTTTACGTTGAAGACAAAACATATAAGGTGTATTTCTCCATCACTCATAAGTGCAAGAGATTCTATATATACACAGGATTGCAATCGACAGAGAAGTTTGATGGTATGGTATTTCCTCGTTCAGACAAGTCTGCAAAGGCAAAAACTAAGCGACTGGCAGAGCTATATTCAAACGTGGAAGACTATATACTGCTGCACAAGGGTGAGGACGTTCCGATGCTAAAAAGCCATCTGAAAGAGATTATAAAGGGTGGCAAGGTAGCTGAGAAGAACTTCATCGACTATATGCAGATGTGTGCAGATTCCAAAAATCTGAAAGCTGGCACGAAGAGAGTGTATGATGTGACTATCATCAGAATCAGAAACTACGATGCTAAGTGTACATTTGAAACCATCACCAAAGACTGGCTCGATAAGTTTGTGAAGCATGAATATGAAAGAGGACGAATGCCTAACGGAGTTCATATTGATTTGAGAAATATCAAGGCAACATTCAATTGGGCAATTGACAACGAGATAACGACCCTATTCCCATTCCGTAAGTACGTACTTCCACACGAGGAAACAAGAAAGCGTTGTCTTTCTCTAGAACAGATGAGACAGTTGCGTGATGCAGAGTTCCACACTAACCCTCAACGTGAATCAAGGGATTTGTTCATGCTAGGTTTCTATTTGATTGGCATCAATATATCAGACCTTCTCGATTTGAAGCCAACAGACCTTCGTGGCGGCAGAATATGCTACAAGCGCAACAAGACAGGACGATTGTATGATATAAAGGTAGAACCAGAGGCGTTGGAGATTATCAAGCGGTACAAAGGCAAGAAATATCTTTTGAAGTATAAGGACAACAGTAAGTTCAATCTCAAACACTTTGAGAGCAATCTGAATACTAGATTAAAGAGACTAGGCAGATTCAGAGAATATAACAAAGAACCGATGTTTCCTTACCTCTCAACCTACTATAATCGCCATACGTGGGCAACGCTAGCAAGCGAGATTGACATACCGATAGAGACAATTGGCAGGGCATTAGGTCATGCGATGTGGGATAATGCGGTAACATCAACCTATATTAAGTATGATACCAAGAAGATTGATGAAGCCAACAGAAAGGTCATTGACTATTTGAATGCCGATTTAGAGTGTAATAAAGACAACAAATAAAACTCAAATGATGTTTTGAGTTTTCTGAAAGGGCAAATAAAAAAGGGAGGCTATTAACCTCCCTTTCTTGCTATTTATCAGATAGAATAGTTTCTATCTTCTTGCGATAATCAACAGAGCCATCAATGAATGCGTGCATGAATAGACTACTATCGTTTATTGGCACACTGATAGGTTCGTTGATGAAGTCCTTTGTGACTTCCAAGTTATTCACCAATGCAGAAACAAGTCGTTTCTTTTCGTAATTGAAACCTTGTGTAAATCCTGCGGCGAATGGTGTAAGCGAGTGAAAGAACGGTGTTGGTTCTTCACTAAGATTTTGCAGTCTCTGTTTCAGAGTCAGTTCCTTTGTCTTTTTCATCATTATTTTTCTTTTCAATTTCTCTCTCCATTTTATGCAAGCGTTCAACCTCTTGCTCATAGATGTTATCAATCGCATCAGAATACTTTAGGTATTGTGTAAGGCTCTTCTTGCGCTGCATAAACTCAGCCTTATTCTTATACTTCATACCTTGTATTGCGGTCAGTCTGTGACGCTGCATTTCAAGTTGCAGCTCATCATAAGCCCATACCGTTGTCTGTACCGCTTTTTTCTCATTACTCTGTATTTCCTTTGAGAGGTTAACAAGAGCTTTGTATCTTCTGTTCTCCTCGCTTATTACCAGTTTGAATATTCCCCAACTGAATACGAATCCAAACGAATGCAACACTCCAACTGCCAGTACAAGCGTTCATTATGGCGAACGCTATACCTAATAACATTTCGGCATAGTAAATATCAAACCAGCCAAATCGTTTCTTAATCATTTTCTTCATTTTTTTTATTCATTAATTTATTAAGACGCATATAAAAGTACTCATCAGATTCTCCTCTATTTTTGAATACTAAATGATTTTGCTCCATGAAATCAAGGATTATATAAATGCTTTTCTTTCCTAGATTTCTAAGATTCTTTAAAGAATTAACATCAAGCTTTCTTAGTAAATCGCCAACCGTATATACTCCACTATATCTAAATATGTTCATAATACGTACAGGAAAACCGAAATTGTCGATATTCTCAGATAAAATCTTTGGAGGAATAGCAATATCACTAGTAGGTTTATCGCCCTTCTCACGTCTGTAGGAATCAAAATCCATCTGCATATCCTTGATTTTTTTGTTCAGTCTTTCAACCTCAGATACTAAATGTTTGTTGGTAGAGATATGCTCGATAATCGTAATTTCGTTACGTGATAACTTATCGCATGTCTTTTCTACTATCTGACGAATCCTAGTTGGTGTCAGGTCATACTCATCGGCAAAGTCTTCAAAAGTCTTACCTTTGATAATCCCTTTTAGTATTTGGGATTCACGATAACTAATATGCGGCGCAATATCTAGATAAGAAATGGCATCTATCGCCACAAATAACATACCTATTGCATTAGCTGATAATTGCCCCTTTGCTGTAGCAGCATTTCTCATTTCGGCAAGTTCTATATTAATAGCATTCTTGCGCTCTTTGAGTTCTTTGAGCTTATCATCTATAATCTTTTCGTTGACTGCAAGCATTTTGTACTTCTGAGCGTACTTCTCAATATCCTCGCTATTCACATACACGATACTATGGTCTTTATAACTACCAATCAGACCCTGCTCTATGTAGTTACTAATAGTCTGCCTTGATACTCCCAGTATCTCGGCAGCTTTACTTCTTGTGATTCTAGCCATATTACTAACCCTTGAATTGTTTCAGATTTAAATCTGCTAATCTCAGCTCTAACTGCTGAATAACGTTATCGATTGTCTTTCCCTTATAGTCAAGAGCAATCTCCTTCAATACTGCAATCTGAGCTTCAATTCTAATTCTGTCTCCTACTGTCATCATAATCAATACTCTATTATGTTATTATTCTTTCTAAAAATGGTTCAGTCGCATTCATGCGAAATCTCCACTCTGCCACTACTATTATTATGTGCGATTTTTTACCCACTTAATTTTATGCTCAACTTTGTGTTGGTTAGTTCCGCTTTTTGCCTTAGATACTTGTCTTTTCAGAATCTTGTATTTGTTGGCACAACGTAACTGACCCTTCCTGTATTTTGCAGAAATAATAATGAGTGTTCCATCTGCGGTACGAAAACTTTGATTGTTGGTGCATACGCACGCATCAATGTTTGTTTCGGTGCATTGGATTATCTTTTGCACTACTTCAGACTTAATGAGTGATTTTATAGCACTCTTAGCTTGATACATAGTTCCGTTAATATCTTGCATCATTCTGCTGTTAGAGTAACTTCCAGTGTACTTCTTATCGAATGGTTTCTTCAACATACGAGCTTCCGTCTTACGAGCATTTCGTACACTTTTAATAGAGTGCCCATTAACGGCTCTACCATGCGTATTGATGACTTCTTCGATAGTGTTTATCTTGTTACAGATAACAGCTTTGCGCACAAGATTTTTAAGGACTGGCAAACTAAGATGCTTTATTTCTCCTCGTATTGTCTTGTAACTATAATATTCGCTACTATGAATTTTGTTCGCTATGATTCTCTTCACACCGAACTTATTGGTATCTATTCTACAATAACAAAACTTTATTGCTAAATTCAGATATTGCGTGAATGTTGGCTTATTGAAACCAAGAGCCTTCGCTGCTTGATTCTTTGAGTTATAGTGAAGGTCTGATGCACGGAAAAGGAACTTAATCTTTAGGGCAAAACAGAATGCCACCAAGCGGTCTTTATCGCTCAGTGCAATCTTAGCTTGCTCTATTCCTAATCTAATATTGTGCATACCTCTGATATTTAAATTAGAAACCCCAATGGGTCAGAGGTAGAGGTTAGCCCATCGGAGTTTACTATTTGGCATAAATGTGTGCTCAATCGGTTGCCAGCCGAATGGCAATATCTTTCCTTTCAACATATTACTCAGCCTCTACACCTTTCATTTGTGCTGCAAAAGTACATAAATTCCTGCGAACCACCAAATTAGCTGATTTCTCATTAACTCGCTTTGTTGTGGATAAATATGGAAAACCTATATTTAATAGGCTTTACGGGGATTTCCAACTTTAACTCTTCTAAGTTTAATTAACACAAAAAATGCCCCACACCACCAAAAATGATGATGCAGGGCGATATGATAGGTATAAAAGAAATGCAAAAGGAAAGCCCCACCATTGAGCACCAACGGCAGGGCTGAGATAGATAGATGAGTTCCAATGAATAATTGCTTTGCAAAGATAGACAAAATATCTGGGAACTCAAAGAGATAGTGAAAATTTCTTCTGTAAGCGGCTAAAATAGTCTGTTGGTAACACAATATATCTAAACTAATTCCGTTTGGTTAGATATGAAGAAAATAATATCTATATTAATTTTATTTCTTATACCCATAGTCGGATGCAAGAAATATAACTTTGAGGAAATTCAAGAATGCCATTACCTCATAGTTGAGGATACGTACATTCCTTGGTTTAGCGGAAAGTACTGGGTAAATTTCGTTAGTGATTATGAGATAAGTAATGATGTTAGTGTAGAACCTATCAATTATTGTAATTGGGTATCAGATTTTGATGTAAGATTTGAGAAGATATACATTCAAGTTGATACAAACGATACTGATAGAGATAGAGAATGTTCATTTGTTGTATACAGCAATAAATTTAATATATCAGATACATTTAATGTATTCCAGCAAAAAGGTGTTGATACATCTGGGAATCCTAGTATTGGAGGCTCTTCATCTGCATCGAGAAACCAGTGTGCTGCACGCACAAAGAAAGGAAAACGATGCAAAAGAAGAGCATCCAAAGGTAGTATTTATTGTTGGCAACATGGAGGATAACACAGAAAATTAACTACCTAATTTGGAATATTTTTGTTGTTTCGTATAAATTCTCCATCCCAAGAGAATACTACGATTTTATGGTCATCGTTATCGGAAAAATGGCTATATAAAAATTTATATTTATTCTTATATTGTCTCTGTATGGAATATAGACCATATTGCTTCATTATTCCATAAGTATTGTGGTGTAGGTAATACAAAGAAGAATTATTGCTTGTTACCTGCATTCTCCATTGCTGCCAACTCTTTCTGTCAGTAGAGCCAAAATAAAGTTTTGGCATCCAGACATCACCAGTAAACAATGCTAAAGATTCATTAGTCTTATGGAGATTAAGGGTAATAGAACAATAGGCATCTTTGTTTACGCCGTCTTTAAGTTTACATTTTAAACGCAAATTATCGACAGAACCAGATAATTCAAACTCGTCAGTCATTCCAGTATATTCATTTGGAACTACAAGCGTATTTCCGTTCAATACACCAATTCCGTTTCCCATATAAATGCTGCCGCAATAGTATTTGATATTTCCGTTTGCGGATATTGATATAAATAGGGTATCATTATCTTCGTCCTCCCATACGCCATCATAGTCTGCCAGTGTCTTTTGTGTATCTTCGTGAATATTGTCTTCTCGGCTATCACTACTGCAAGCCACCATAGAGAAAGCTGCAATCATAATCGCCATAAACATTAAAACCTTTTTCATTTATAGTGACTTAACCGTGGTGTCGAGGGCTTAATTTTTGTTATGGGTATTGTATGGCTAGAAATGCCAATGTTGGAGTAAGACTTGCGTATCAGATGAAACCGTCATTTTTGCGAAATCTGGTATCGTGTTACAGATTCCGTTTAATTCCGCTTTATTCATCAATTCCTGCGCCTCCTCTTTTGTATCAAACAAAGCTGCATCAGTTCTTTCCGAAACATAATGCAAGCTACTACCTAAGAATGCAACAATCATGTGTCTGCTATTATAGATAGTTACGTAATACACCTTTCTTCTATCTATTATTTTTCCTGTAGAGTCTTGTAATTTCATATATAATGCTTTATCCGTGATAGCGAGGGCTGAATGATAAGACAAATTAATAAACCTGATTAGATGTGTGAATTTTAACCTCGGTTTCAAACTTCTTTATACTATCCTTGTCGATATGATGCTCATCACACCAATCAACCCATCCATCGTAGGCTTCATCCTCATTATCGTAGCACGATGGCTCGAATGAATAAGAAATGCAACCTGTGGAAGTGAATACCTCCCAGTTAGAAGGATAGAAACTGATACTATGAATACGACGTTCTCCATGCTGATTAGCGAAGCAATCTCTAATATCTTCTGCATCCTCTGGATAATGCACACAGAGATAATCTAGCATTTCAGAAATAGAAGTCTCGTAGAAAATATATTGGTGGATACCATCAGGCAACCAGACTGCAAAAACATCAGAATCTTCACTACGTGCCGCAATTCCAAAATAGCTAGGAACATCATCAAAGTCTAACTGATATTTCAAATCAGCGGTGTTCTCCATATCAATGAACTCATCGAACATTTCTGAAAACTGCTCGTTATTTTGACAACAAAGGTCTTTGTATTCGTCATAAGTCATTTTCTTCATAATCATTCGCTTATCCGTGGTGCGTAGGGCTATTTGATATTTATATTATTTTCAAAAGATAACGCAATATGCGTCATTATATTGTGTGTATGGCAGAAATTTTAATCTTTATTTCTGCCCATGGCGCAATCGAACAATGTGCCGATTAGCCAAATTGCTATTAAGAATGCCATAACTTTTCTGTTTAATCGTGATACATTATTGAGATATTATAGCTGCATTCAAGACTTCTGACGAAATCAAAGAAATCGTTTTCCGTCATATTGATACGGCAACTAGGTATCTTAGCATTTACCATTTCTCCATCATCGTACACTAAGTTATGGAGTTTCTTAAATATCTTTCCTTTGAGTGATGCTATAATCATAACTTATTCCTCCTCTGTATTATTATTGTTATTCAGTTCCTTGTAATACTGCTGAATCTCCTCATCAGTCATACCCTTTTCTCGCATTACACGATAGTTTGCAGAACCACGTCTGAAATAAACCTGACTGCCATAGACTGAGCGTAGATTGTAATACGCACTTCTTACCAGTTCTTTGGTTAATACCTTACCAGTGGACGAATAAACACCCATCTGCTGCAACATCATAGCTGCATCAGCAAAGTTAGGTGTAGTTAATTCTGTGAAGTCATTGGTACACTTCTTAACCACATTCCATATAGCCTTGTTGCAAGGTTTCTCAGCAGCCTCTTTCTTGCGCTTTTCCGATGCAGCCTTCTGTGCATTTGATAAATCGCATTTTCTAGGTCTGCCCAACTTCTTAACGACCTTACCAGACTTTGAGATAAACTCTCCGTCTTGTGCCAATTTCTGTTTGCGTACTTCCAATGCGCTTTGTGTTCGCTCCTGTATGAGTTCACGTTCCATCTGTGCCGAGAATGAGAAAGCGAATAAAAGCATTTCGTCAATCGCTTTCAGGTGGCTGCAATCAAGGTCAATGCCCATCTGAACGATAACCAAGCGCACGCCACGTGGTTTCAGCTCGTCATTTACAAACTTGTTGATGTCGCTCATGGAACGACCGATACGGCTGACTTCAGACACGATAAGTATATCACCCTTATCAAGCATCGGCAACACTACCTTACCAAGGTTTCTATCCTTATAAGATACCTTACCCGATACACCTTCCTCCTTCACTTCGTGAGTAGCTTTCAGATTGTGACAATTCAACCATTCGTTGATTGTTCTTTCCTGCTGCTCCAATGTCTGCTTTTCAGTAGAGACACGACTGTATATTATTACTTTCTGCTTTGGCTCATCATCATCATCGGTCATGTTTACCTTTGCGTTGCAGCTTTTGTCTGAACGGCAAAGGTAGTGACCTTCTGCCATCATGCAGTAAGGGCAATCCTTACAGCCGATGTTCACGATGTCGTATTTTACAGATGTGCCACCTGCATTCATGATTTCTGTTGTCTTCATTTCTCCTATCTCCTATCCTATCTCTTATTACTTAAAACGTTACTTTCTTCTATTTATTATCCACGATAATAGAATGATACATGAAAATCGCTACTTTTACGCTCTCGGTCATTCTCAATCACTCCAAACATATAAGTATCAATTATGTAATCTACATCATTGTTCTTGTCATGTTCAATTCTCTTCACCCATTCCTCAACAACATCAGGACACCAAGCATCACCAAGGAATCTAACCAACAATTTGTTGTCTGTTTCTTGACGTACCAATACTGGCACGTTTCCGACAAATCCAGCCATTTCTGTATTGTCTTTGTTCCAAGCGTACTGACCATCATTGAACAAATCTCTTACCAACTCATCAAGACAAAGGTCTTTGTCATTGATAGGGCAATGAGCTGCATTCTTAATCTCCATAGTCTTTAATATATTAATAAACATTACAATAAGCGTCATATATTGGCAATGATGTGAACTTGCGCAAATAAGATGCAATCTGTTTCACTCTCAGCATATTTACAAAGCTGCTCATAAATGAGTTCCAATTGATACAGATGTATTTATCTGTAATCTCTACCCATATATCTTCGTTGTCGATACATTTATATTTGAGATATAATGTATCAATCACTTCTTTGATAGTCTTTTTCTTCATAGTTTTATTACTTTAATTCTTGTTCTACAATATCGAAATTATCCCACGTCTCACCTTCGTTGTCTGAGATATGATAGAATGAGCCTGATACGCTAATTTGGAAATCGTCACAATCCAATGAATGTTTATAGCTTTCCAATGTGTTCAGACCTTTGCCTTCCATCGCTTTTCTAGCCTTGTCTCTGGTTGAGAATACTTCTGCCTCAACCTCAACTGCCTCACCCAATCCATGCTGGTATGAAGTGATAACTACATATACTTTCATAACTTAACCCTCCACTTTAATAATTCCACGTCTTACCAATTCTTTCACGAATTCCTCTAGACTTAACTCAGACTTTTCTCCATTACACATAGCATAGTCCCATTTGATTTTGAGAAGTCTTTTCGTATGGTATCTTACAATACTTCTGTATTTTCCCGCAAAGTCCTCATAGTCCCATTTCAATGCAACCTCAATCGTTCCGTGACCTTTTGGATTTATATGAATTCTACTACGTGAACGGCTATCCTCAAAAGTGCAACCGTAATTTCTCAGAAAACTTAGCTTATCAAGTGTATCTTTCTTCCACTTTATAGCCTTTTTGTCCTCTTCTCTCTGTGTCTGCTTTATAACATCTTCATCAATGGCTTTTTTCTTAGCTTCTGCCATCATTAACATTTCCAATTCGTTCATAACTTTACCCTTTCTGTTATTAAATTACACCGATAATATTAATCGGTTCTTCAATACTCGCTACCAATGCAGCATTATTATTCTCTGTAATAAGGCTATCAACATCTAAGTAAATAACCTCTGGTAATGATGTCTGTTTCATATTGATTAATGTTTGAAATTTGTTTCGATAAACATTATTTGATGAATATCCAAGACTATAGTGTCTCCAAGAAATGAGTCGTTTATTATAAGTAGCTCATTCGTTCCGTCTATTCTATACTTGCAATTATTGAAGTCAATATGAAAACGGCTATTATGGATAGCAATGTAAATTACCTTACTTTCTGCTTTGGCTACCTTGATAGCCTTTCTTAATTGATTTACGTTCAATTTATGATGTATTATAAAAGTTTGTATATGTTATTAATTCACTCATTTCTTTGCTCCGTGGAGGTGGCAAAGGTAGTGTGTGTACTACTTTGCCAACACCACATAAGCAATCGCCTACAGCCACATTTAACGGCTTATTCACTGCAATATCCAACCGCATATTGTTCGGTGGAATATCCAAGCATGAAGGAACACCGATAGAGATAGCCACAACCTTTGCGGCTGATACTGTTTCTTTGCGCTCTGAGACGTTTTCCTTTGTAAGTGGTGTAATTGTCTGCTCGGTGCATTTCTCGCTCGCTAGATGCTCATTTGGCACGCTATCCAATGTATCATCAGGTACGGCTGCAATCTCTTCTTTGCTTGATACCAATGATTTCTTTTGCGCATCCTTGAATAGCTTTTCCAATTTAACGCCATCCTTAAATGCGCTATCCTTCATCTTTGCCAAATCGGATGCGGTGTAATTGCCTTCTTTTACATTTACACCATCATTAAAAACCTTATCGGCTATCTCATACAACTTGTTTAAGATAGCCAAATTCATTTCTTTTTCGTTCATATTGCTAGATTTTAAATGTACTTATCCAATTCTTTTTCTAATTCTTCTTTGTTGCATTCCGGAAACCAACTGCAAAGGGTATCAATCGCCCACATATACGGATTGTTTCCATCATCAAATAATAACCAAAACATTTCAGCGTATTTGCTAAAATTACGATTCCAATTGTGCTCTTTGTACCATTTAATGGTACGTTCATATTCGGCTACCAATTCATTTTTTGTATGTCTTATCATATATCCAATTGTTAAAAGTTACACTTCGTAAAATTGCCCATAGCATTTTCCCCAAGCTACCAATGATAAACGCACACCACCATTTTTAATCGGTGATACGCTTATCTTTTCACGCTTGATACGTATCAGGCGTTTATCAAACTTGCAATAAAAGCGAATAAATCTATCTTTTAACTCGCTTTCTTTTTGCTCGCTTATATGTTCCAAGTGGAGGCTATTATATTCAGCATCCAACCAATTCTTTATTTTTTCCTTTGTTCCCATATCCAAGTTGTCTTTTTAAATTTGTGCCGTGCCAAATCTCGCTTTTGGAGGTAGTCTCTAACTACACACGGCTATAGTAACTTTTAAGCAATATCAAGCTATCTGTATGTAGGCTTATAAGTCCAATCGTATGCGGTATATTTGCCGCTTTTTATTACTACCTTAAACTCAATCACCCTTATAAAGGCTTTATTGTTCATTCTTGCATCCATATAGTCTAGTACTTTCTTTTCAATGTTATCTTTTGTACCAACTATTTTTTTAATCAGATAACGTTTGCCTGAATGAGAAGGGCGTTCCAGATATTCGCTTATTTCTGCTATCATATCTTTCTATCTTTATGTTATTAATTGAGCCGTACCAAGTCGCAAACTTGCGTACCTTACAGGTAAGTACGGCTATTTGATTAAGTCACAACTAAAAGAATCTATCAAAGGTATATTTAGGATTATTGAAAATATCTTTTAATGCTTTTTCTTCACTATCCCAGCATCCAATACCAAAATAATTATTAAGCACAAATTTGTTATCTATATTCTTGTAAAATGTGCCCAAATCATCATCAAGTGTTATTGTAACTTCATCAAAGTTATCATTATCGTAACAATACCAAATAGAGCCATCTCCACAATGATATTTTTTCCCGCTGAATGCGTAATTGTAGCCCTTATCTAGAATCTTCTTTCTTAATTCTGATAGTTGTTTCTTTGCACTACCAATTGATTTAAAAAACCTTTGATATAATTTTGTATCTTCTTTGCCCTCGCAAATGTTTTCGAGAGTTATTGTAATTACATATAACATAACTTTCTAAATTTAGCCGTTTATTTACCCTATATAGCCTTATCTTTTGCCAATTGATAAAGTGTACCAAAGGGAAAAGATAAGGGCACACACATTATTATTTAACCCTCAAATTTAGCGATAGTACTAGTTATTTCGCTAACTACCTGAATAAGACTATCCAAATATAAAGTATCATACACCAAAGTGCTTTTGAAGGTAAAATGCAACTCAAATTCATTTAAATCTTCGTGCCAAACATCAAAATGTACCATACCTTTGTTGCACTCGCAAAAGATATTATCATAATCGTGTACACCTTTATAGGTAATTTCTTCGTTTACTACATTTGCAGTAATACCCAAAGCACGAAGTATTAATGCTAACTTTTTTAATTCTTTCATATTGCTAATTATTTAATGTTACTTTGTGGTGCAAACTGAATCGAACAGTCTAGAGATACCGACTATCTTTGCACCTATCCAATATGTTTTATGATATTGTCTTTTTGCCGTAATAACGCAAATTAAGCATTTCCTTTTGGCTAGTAAGTTTGCAGTTACAACGTTTTTCATTTATGCTATAGTCTGCACCAAGCGCACGAAGACGGCTGCCTGTTGTAACAGTATTAAAACCGCCATCGGAAAAATACACATTGCCACGTACTTTTGCATATATATATGTATCATACAAGCGTACAAATACATTTGCACCCTTAACAATTACTTCTGTATTACTTTCTCTGTAGTTAACTTTATTATTTACAGCGTTAACCATTCTTTGCTCTATCTTTCTCATTTTATTTGCGTTTTAATAGGTTATTTACTCTTTTACGTACTTATTCCAATTGCGCCCTACAATAATGCCTAATACGTAAGATATAAGGGCGAAAACGAAAGGTATTGTTATATCCATAACCAATCAGTTTAAAAGAAAATCGAAGTACTTTGCAGCACGCAATTCATAGTCGTTTGCCCACATTTGACCGTAAGGCATACCAAGTAAATCTATAAATTTACGTGCTTTTGCCTTAAATACGATATAATCGGCAAACAGAATTTTAGCCTCCTTTGCTATTTTGTGAAAATTTGGTTTTTCGTCTTCTTGTTGTGCCGTTGCCGCCAAGACTGAAACACGATTTGCAATATCGCTCAATTTGCTAGTATAGAAGTCTATCAAAATGTTTATTCTAATCTTTTTCATATCTTATATTATTTGTACCTTTGCACCCACATAAGCGAGTGCAAAGGGTATTGTTAGTTACTTCTTTTCTCCTAATTCTCTTTTTGCCAATTCATTTGTAGTTGTCCATTCAACGTAATCCCAACTTGTGCCGAAATGGCCAACGCAAAGAATAAACTTATCCAATAAGTCTGAATAAGTGAAAAGCAATCCAAATGTTTGCTCAAGGTACTCTACATCGTCATTGGTGCAATCTGTAATAAACCACTGATAAATATCTCTTTGTGTTCCGTCTTCTTCATCGAACAGTTCAAAGCGCATATTATCATATACAGAAGGGTCTATCTCTACAATATTATTGCAGAGGATAAGCGCATTATTACACCAATTTACAGCTACTGAATAATTTGTTTTATAAGTCTTCATACCTAAAATATTTAAAAGTTACTAATTAATTTGCTTATATCCGAAAAAACTAATAACTTTGCAACCGCTTATGTAACCGAGTTATTAGTTTTTCTTTTAACTTGATTCGCCCACTACTTTTTTAAGGTAGTGGGTTTTTTGTTTAAATATGCTTTTCGGCTACCTTATCCCAATACTCATTTATAGAGTTGTCCAGAGTTGATACGTAATGACCGAGTGGACAATACTCATCAATCTCAATAATGCCGCATACGTGCATAGCATCTACTAATTTCTTATAAGATGCAGAGCCGATAACGTGGATAGCTAACATATTAAAGTTAACCATAAAATCTTTGTTTAACTTTGTGGATAGCTTATTATATACCTTTGTGATATATTCGATAGCCTTTGCCTCCTTTTCCTCCTTTGCTTTTTGTTCCTTTGCAGTCTTGATTCTTGCAAAGTTCATTTTTGCCCACAACTTGCAAAATGTATCTTTATCAACATCTGCAATCATATACATATTGTTGATAATTTCAAACTCAGAAGATGATACCTCCATTCCTACACGCTCTACAAATTCATTGTACATCATATCGCTTTAAATTTTAAGTTACTAATTTGTGGCTATCAATTAATCCGCCTAATTGCCAACGGCTGAGGTTTTCGCCTACATATAACAGTTACTTATTATTGTATTTGGTTTTCATTTATCATTCAATTTATTTCTGTACTCTAACTTTTTCCTTACTCACTTTAGAATGTTTCAACGCTTGAAATAATAAGTAATAATGTAGCTACCTTCCGTATAATAGCCTATCCGTTTTCCTTCTTTCATTTACAAGTTACTGCTTTATGTTACTTTTAGTTGGCTAACATAAAAACCGCTTAATACTACTATATTGTATCATTACACTAGCATTTTGCTAGATTTCTGATAACGATATTAAGATAATGCCTATCTTACGTTTGCGCTATCTGTAAACAGAATCACGGCTGCAAATAGTAAGCGTTTCATTATCACGCTAACATGTAAGTATTTCAAAGAACGAATGCAATAATATAACTTTGGATTGTCTTGCTTATGTAACCCTTTGTTTCTTGATTGCGATGCAAAGGTACGGCTTTTTTCTGTATCTGCAAAATATTTCGGCAAAAAATTACGCTTTTTCTCGCTTTTTTCTTGAAAATAATTGGTTTTTCTTAAATCTTTACACAAATTGTAATCTCTACTTTGCAATATGATAGGTTAAATAGGGGCTATTGGTTGCTTTTAGCTGTTTTCTCTATCTTTGCACCTTTGTAGCCCGAAAAATCATCTTTGCAGCCGTTTTCTTTATTAGGTACGTATGCGAGTACCTTATATATAGGAAAACGCCTAAAAGCGTATTATTTGCCGTTTGCAGCCGTTTTCCTGTTTGGTAGATAGAAAGTACTTACTTTGTCGTTTGAATCTGTTTGCAGCCGCTTTCTAGCTTGATAATATATGATAGTACTATTTTTCGTTTTTGGTACGTTTGCAGCCGTCATTTTCTGTTTCCGCTTTCACTTGCTTTTTGTTTCACGAAAATTATACGTGAAACATTATGCAAATTTCTGCATGTTTATGCAAAGTAAAAATGTATGTTTATGCAAGGTGTTATGGTAAATAGAAAACTTTTTGGGAATTTCGAGTTTTCAGCACCTTTGCAGAAACGTTCTATCTTTTTACTTTTCGACTCTCTGCTTTTTTCTCTTATTTCGGATAATTTACAGAAAACAGAAACAGAAACGAAAAGCCGTGTTTTTGCCGTTTTTGCGGTTATATGTCCGTTTTTGTCGCAAATAAAACGCTGATTTTCAGTGATTTATACCTATATAGGGTAATTTACACCCCACCCCCCCCGTTTTTGGCACTCGCAGGGTGGGTCAGCTCTCATCCGAAATTTTTTATTTTTTTATTTTTTATTTTTTTTAAATTACTCTGATTTTTTAAATTCCGCTTTTCTACCGAATTTTGAGCATTTTCCAGAATATCATATCTACTTTTGATTTTGCATAAGTTTTCGAGATATTCATTTTCGCTTATTTTCGTGCGTTATGGAGCGTTTTATGTTGCTTTGCGGTATAGTTTATCGCCATCGTATTTTGAACGTCTTAGAATACAATTTTCGAGTTATTTGCGTTTATTTTCTTTTTTGCGGAAAAATAAGGTTGTTCTTTGACTTAATGTTCGTTTTTGCTATATATGGATTGCAGTTTTGTGTGATATTGATATGGGGTTGATGCGAAGCCTTCTTCTTGGGGGATGAGTATATAGTTTACTATATACAGGGGGTTGACATCCCCCATTACGGCTGCGCGCGAGGGTACAATTACTTATTTACGTGTTATTATTATATAGGAAATAGTTCAAATGTTAAATTTTCAATATGAAAAATCTGATTTATGCGGATAACATATATTTAATTGGGGATATGGGGAAAATGGTACAAATTTGCAATTTGTTAAACTATGTAAAGTTCGTTTTTGGCTTGATTTTTTGGCGTATATTTGCAGCATAAATGTTTGATTTACGAATTACCGACTTTGGAATATGGCAGAAAAGAAATTCTACATACAGCGTTACTTGAAGTCCGAGCAGGGAGCTTGGAAGGCAGACGGAGTGCGCAAGAGTCTGGAAGATGATTTCGGCGGCGGTTCTGTCCGCTACAAGTCATTGGACGGATTGAACTCCAAGGGTAAGCAGAAGGGTGTATATACCGAGAGCTATCCTGAGAGTGATGCGTTAAGAGTGTTCGTTGACCCAAATGCTAGGCATGAGAGCACCAACGCCACGTTGTCAGTCTGCGTGTTCGGGTATGATGTTGACGGAACTACTGAGCTTTCCGTTACTGAGCAGATAAAAGCTGCCGAGAAAGCATGGGATAGTCTTTATGCCTACTTGGAGGGTTCGCTTATCCTGTGGTATGACGATTACAGACAGAAGAAAGCGTTGTTTTTGGTACAGGATGCTACAGAGCCATCAACGGACAACATCAAGAACATTCCGTATCTGCTCTGTTCGGTCAAGTTGGTAAACGTCTTCGGTCAGTCGTTTGATGGTGACAGCACCACGATTGAGGATTGGTTGAAGAATGGCGGAAAATAGAAACAACAGCATCCGCAAGGCGGTAGGACGTGTCTCTTAGATACAAGTCTGGGCAAACAGAAGGTTCGAGTTCCTTCTACGGTCGGTGGATGCTTTAAAATATATGCGAATTATGAACAAATACAAGACATCAATTGAGGTCAAGGGCGAAAACATCAAGGCATTGTTCGACTGCCCTATCGTTACAGACATCAAGAAAGCAACCGATGCGGTCGATGATGGTTTGGACGTTACCGATATGCTTTATAGCGTTACTGCCGTCAATATGGCAGGTGCTCACAAGCAGGTGAAACGCGGTTCTGTATTGGCGCAAGACGTTTGCGGTCATTGGGAGATTATGACTGCCGATGAATGGGAGTTGAGGAAAGACGATACCATTAGCGATGGTTCTTCCGAGGAGTTGTAATCATTTAAAAGTTGAGAATGTATGCGAATAAAGGAAGAATCACTTGACAGGGCGTTGGAAGCGGCATCGTTGCAGACGAAGGGATTGCCGAAACGCTACACGGATGGTAAAGACCCATTCTGGATAATGGCAGTTGTGCTTGTTCAGAAGCGCAATTTGGAGGAATGCTACTGCATTTATCAGCAGAATGCGGACAAATACATGAAGCTTTTGCAAGACTTCGGTACACCGAGTCCTATCATGTCTATCAAGAGCATTCATCCTTATATGTATCTTGATGAGGCTCAGTTTTTGCCGAGCGGTTGCATCGAAGCAAAGAAGAACTTTCTGAAAAACGAGATTGGCGAAGACCCTATGGCTTATGAGGTCGATGAAATGACGGAATCGGACGTTAATCACGCATTATTGGAGATTGCCATTGACAAACAGATGAGAGCTGATGAGGAAAACAAGAAAATCAACGTGCTCAATGAGGGAAGCGATTTGGATGGAACGAGATTTGAGGACATTGAACGTCAGAAGTTCGAGTTTGAGTTAGCTGAAATGAGAAAAGATGGATGCTCCAAGAAAGAAATAAAAGAGTTTATTGACGAGTATAATGCCAGTCATAAGCATAAAGTTGACGATGAGCCATACATTTCAGAGGAAGACCGCATTCATCAGGAAATGGAATCAAAGGACGTTGAGAAAACTCCCGAATGCAGTATTGAAGGTGAGTTTGATGCACCTGAGATAGACTACGATAAGCTTCATGAGGAATCAGAGGCGTTCAAGAAAGAACAGTTGAAGGTTGCCAAGCGCAAGTGGAAGCGCGCCTATGATGCCGATGCAGAGAAGCGTGACGGAAGAGAGTTCGAGAACGAATTTGGCGAAGATGAGGAATGTGAGACGTTGCAGTTGCCGAATAAAGAATCCATTCCTGTAAAGCGAAAACCAGGCAGACCAAAGAAATCGTCATTGGATTACACTGCTAGCAAGCGCGATACGACAAAGAAACGTGGTCGCAAAAAATCATCAACTAAAAAATAACAGATTATGACTAAATCAGAGCTTTTGAATAACGTGTTCTTTGAGAATGCAAAAGGTGATTTACCTATCATATATATAACATCGGATGATGATGTGGTAAAGGTTGGCGGCATTATCAATGCACCTATGGTTGGAAGAATTTATTTTAGTGAGGTTAAGAAAACCATTACGAAGGATGAATTACTTGCCAACAAAGAGTTCATTTGCGCAAGCGAAGATTCTGAGATACTTATTGATTTCGGCGGCTACAGACGCGAGACACTTGGTTGCTATATCGCGATTGATGATAGTTGCATTAATATCATTGAGCTATGAGGAATAACCATCACAATCCTAATAAAGTGCCGCCGTTCAAACCAGCCCCCGAACATTGGACTAAGAAGGTTCACTCTTGGAAGGCGAAGGTTGCATACGAGACTGAGGATGACGCTTGGGAGTTTCTGAATCAGATTCCGAGGTTGAAGGCACTCGGCTGGCATCCTTACTTATGTAAGGTTTGCTCAAAGTGGCATATTGGTAGATTACATAATAAATAGTTGAGATATGGAAATTAGAGTTAGCGTTTTAGGAAAGGTCGCATACAAAGGAAACGAAACTAGGGAGGATGCAGAAAAAGTCGAACTATATCCATTTGGAGAAGGAGTGTATGCGGTAATGGATGGAGAAAATTTCGTTGCGTTAAGAGTCGTATCTGGCAAAAAACACAGCGATGAAAAAGGTGATTATTACGCACGCGTAGATAATTACTGGGGGGATGGGAAAATCTCAAACTCTGCAACTATCATAGAGCACGAAGAAAGGTTGAAGGATTATATCGACAAGTGTTTCGGTCGTCTTGAAGCTATTGTTAAAAAAAACAACGATTGTATCAGTAGTGTAAGTGAAGAACTTGATGGCTTTATAAGTAATTCTCAGGATGATTTTTGCTCTATTGAGAAATCTCTTGAAAGAATAGAGAAAGATGGTGTTGGTAGTGGAAAAGGTATCAGTGAAAAGACATTATTGTCTGCTATCGAGATTGTATCAAAACAGAAATAGTTGAGAATATGAAGAAGAAAGGATATTACGAATACGAAAACGGAATCTACCCTTTGAAACTTTGGGTACACATCGGTAAAGACCTGAAAGAGCTGATAGATTCCTGTTTTGACAAGTGCAAGGCTCCCGATATTGATTACGGCGGCGTTTCGTATTCCGATGCAGTCAGAAAGAGCGACAGAAGGCGCGGCGTTCTTGTATCGTTTCCGTGTCAGAAGGTTATGTCGATGAACTATTGCTGCCATGAAGCTTCTCACGTCTGCGATGCCATCGAGGAATATACTGACTTGGAACACGGCGGCGAGCCTTCTGCCTACTTGATTGGTTGGATTGCCTCTTGCATCAACAAGGCTCGTTTGGGCATTGGAGATTTCGTTGAACTAAAAGATAAGGAGGAATAGCTTATGATTAAGAAAGAAGATATTAAGGTTGGGCTGCGATTTCATATCACACGTAATGATTGCTTAAAATGCAACTTTGACCCGATATGTGTTCATGATAATAGCCCTATTCTATTCATTATAGAAAGAATGGTCTTACGTGGTTATGCACATCTGTTAGTTTCGGCAATAAGCTTTTTGCTTATTTTACTACAGAAAACATAATGGAGTTTGGTTTAAAGTTCGGTATAGTAACGAAAGATGAAGGAGAAACAGCAAACAAAAAGACGGAGCAAGTGTCTCACCCATCCCATTATGCGTGGTTAAAGGATTTGTGTGGTGTCGAGCCTTTGGATATTTGCAGACACCTTGACTTCAATACAGGGAACGCTATCAAGTATCTCTTGCGCAAGGATAAGGTGGATGGTAACAAGACCAAGACCGAGAAGCGCATCGAGGACTTGCGTAAGGCAGTGTTTTATATCTAAGACGAAATAAAATTATTGGAACATGGAACAGACTGATTACACTTGCAAGGATTGTGTATTGTTGAATGATGAAGATTCTGAGTTCCCATATTGCATGGGCAAAGACTTATATACATACGCAAATCCTGACGATGATGCTTGCGGAGACATTATTCCGCTGGTATATACTTGCAAAGATTGTTTCTTCTTCAAGAATGATATTTGTCATAATACCACGGAGAAGAGATACACATCGGAAGAAAATCCTTCTTGCAGGGATTTCGAGTACAAAACGATTGTTGAACAAAAATAATATATAGTTATGGCTAGAATTGCAAAAAAGAAGACTGTTGACAACAATGCAGGTTTGCTTAAAGTTGTTGTCGGAATCAACAGAAAAGATGTTGAAAGTGTTACCGACTTCGGGCATTTCTTCATCGTAATTTTGAAGGATTGTGCTATTTTCCACACACACATTGGATTTGAAGCACGTTTTAAGCGTTGGGGAGGTGTTGATATGGAAGGACACGCGCTTACCACTACAACATTCGCGTGGCTTGAAAATCTTGTCGCGATGAAGAACGAAGTAAAGGGAAAAGAGAATGATATTTTCCCTGAGACAGATGTTACTTATCAAGATATGCTTGATAGCATGGTTATCATCACAGAAGCCAACATTACTCATCCGATTACAGCGTTCACTGATGCAGATGATGCTGCAAAGTTCGCAAAGAACAAGATGGATTACATCGGTCGTATGCAGAATGAGTTGGAAACTGTAATGAACACTCCAGTTTCCGAAGAGACAGAGGAAGACTTGAAGAAGAACTTTGAGCACGGTCAGCAAGCAATATTGGCAGAGCAAGCAGCCGAGGCTCTTAATCAAGGAAAGGAATAGCTTATGTATAATGAATGGTATATAGAACTGAAATACGGACTATTCCGAGATTACAGGATTGTAAGGATGTGTGATGCTAACGGAGTGAAGCGAGACGGTATCTTTATACCATTCATTCAGAACGGAATCAAATGGGATGGTGTAAAGGTTAAGAATCCTGTTCAATATCTAAAGCCTATTTGGGCTGCCGCCGATGGTTCTAGATTACACAAGTTAGTTCCTATGGTTTCTGTGGATTTCAGACAAAAGATGGAAGATGCAGGTGTATTGTCACCAGATGATAAATACCCTTGTGATACGGTAGGTTACGTTTATAAAGATAAAAATAAGATTTAACGGCTATGATATACTTAGGTAATGATACGATGGATAAGGTAGAGCGGATGGTTTGCGAACAAGTGAACACGGCTATGAGTACTGAGGAAAAGGAAGGAGTGAATGCAGATGATTTATATGTCGGCAATACTAATATTCCTTTTGCGAGAGCGGTAGCAAGGAACTTTGTTCTTGACGTTCTACACAATCGGTATGGCTTTTCCTATGCCGTTATCGCACAGCGCGCGGACATCAATGAGAAATCTGCTATGCGATGTGTCCGCAAGTGTCACGAACTTGTCGGTTACGACAAAACCTATGCGTATGTGAACACTTTAATTAACGATAGATTGAGAGAATGGTATGGGGAATAGCAATGAATTATTGACATTGAAGCGCAATGCCCTAAGATTGGGATTGTGCGGAGAATATAAAGGGAAATGGGATTCTGCATCGAGTAAGCGAGAATTGGTAAATATGGCTCTTGATTCAAACGGAATTGAGTTTATGGCTGATTCTATAGCTTTCGGATGGGGATTGTCAAAAGAGTACCTTTTGAAAGAGTTTGGTGAGTTTGCCAATGGATTCTATCAATGTAACGAGCACGGATATACCAGTGAAATGTATATAGGTGCTCATGGAGTTATCAAGGCGCGCTCTACGATTATTCTTGTCGCATACTGCAAGGATTTGGAAATTGAAGTTCCTGAGAATATGGTTACTCGCATTTATGTGTGCGGAAAGAGTGAAGTTCGCATCGAATGCAAAGGAAAATGTGACCTCATAGAGTACGGAGAGGATAATGATGTTAAAATCATTAGCTACGATGACGCAAATATGACGACAGGAACGATTTATGTGTCAGAGTGGAATAGTTGTAAGGATGAACTGAAATAATGCCTTACAGCTCATTTAAATAGCAAAGTTGGAAAAAAGAATATTTATATTATTTTCTTATTTACAGAGTGTACGGCGGTACACAGACATAAAGTGTAATTTTACTTTTTGTATTAGTTAAGGTTTAGTTAGATTTATGTTGATTAAAAAGGGCAAGTTCAGTTGTGAAACCGAGCTTGCCCTAATTTTATATATAGAACTCAGAAAACTAATTCATAAATACCTTGATACCATTTCTTCCTTGCTTGTGACCGCCCTTTACACAGCTAGCCAAAGTGTCGCGAATATCGGTAAGTATTGTTGTCTGCAATCTCAACTCAATGAGTACAGGACTGCTTGATGTGTCTTGTGTTATCGCGCTGATACTATTGCCGAGCTTCTCTAACAGAGTGTCGCGGATGATACGAATGTCTGCTTGTTGAGTAGCTACATAAAACCTGAGAGAATTGAGTATCGATTCCAACGCCTGTGCGGTTGATTCTGTAACAGACTGAATACCTTGCTGCAAAGCAGAGATATTTGAACTGCCAGCAGGTTTGACGTTGAGAACATCCATCAAGTTCTTTGCATACTCATTGAATAATGCAAGATTCTTGTCTTTCAGTTCCTTGATACCTTCGAGTTCTTTCTTGGTAACGTCAAGACCATTGTTTCCACCTTCGCTGCCCTCAGATACCGCTTTGTCGAATGCTTCAAGGATAGGCTGAATGTATTTTGAAGTAGCTCTATTCATTAACTGCTTGGTGAGCATTGTATTGAAATACTCGTCAAACTTATTGTTGAGTGCTTCGAGTGCATCACTACCTTCATTGAAAGCATCTACCCACGCTTCCGAGAAAGCTTCAGCAGCAGATTTATAGTTAGACTGAGAACCGAAACCGCCAAGTGCTTCTGTCATAGACTCACCTAATTCTTTGATTGTAGTGTTCAAATCATCAATCTGCTGTTCCCATTCTTGAATCTTACCTTCATCAGGTTTCTTGCGACCGCGCTCTGCATTAATCATTGCTTGGTACGCCTTCTGCTGCTTTTTAAGGGCATCGACCGATTTTTGGTTGTATTCGTAGAGCTTTTGCGTATCAAAGGCATCGTCCATACTCTTTTTAAGCTTTTCGTAAGCGTGTTGCAAGGAATTTACAGCGCGTTCTTGGCGTGCAATTTCCTTATCAATCTTTCCTTCGTTACTAAAGAGTTTAGCTACGCCTGTAAGCGCGCCCATTGCGCCCGATACGACACCTGCATAGTTTCCGCTATAGTACGAACCGACCGCCTGACCGATGTTGCTGACAATATCCAGAGTGTTCTCTAAATTAGCATCAGAACCGCTAAGTGCTTCAAACAGAGCATTAAACGAGTTAGCCATTGTGGAAACTACGTCTGTAATATCCGTCACGGATTTTGAGAACTTTGCTTTTGCCTGCTCTTCCTCAGTCATAATCGTTCCGAGCTTTGCAATCTGCTCATCTGTGAGGTTTAACTGAGATTTCAAAGAATCACGAATGCTTTTGTTGGTTGCTAACTTCAACTTTAAGGTTGTAACAACGCTTTCGTTCGCATCCTTATTCTTTGTCAGTTCGTTATATTCCTGTTCCAAAGACTCAACATAAGCATTTTGGTTCTGCAATTTGCTCGTCAAATCTGCTCTAAGTCCGTTAAGCTCTACATACTTTTCTACGCCGCCCGACTTTTTTAAGTCTTTACCAGCCTTAATCATTTCTTTAAGTCCGCTAGTGAAAGCCTTGAAAGGATTGCGTGAATTGCGAACTTCATTGACCTTATTAATCTGTTCCGCAATAGTCTTCAACTCTGTTGGGTCTAGGTCTCTAAGCTCTGTACGCAACTGTTGCAGTCTTTCTGCCATCGCATCAAGTGCCTTAGAAGAAACTTGGTCTAGATTATCAAACAGACGAACATACATGTCGCTATTTTTAAAATCTTTCCAAGTATTTTCGCCAGTCTTCTTTTTGTAGTCCAAGTCAATATTATCAAGTAATTTCTTCTGAGTTTCAGGGTCAGAGAAATTCTTCATTATTGCTATTCTATCCGCGATATATTTTCTATCAAGCTGCAACTGGTCTGACAGGCGTTGCTTATACTCTTTGAAGAGTTTTTGAGCAGTATCTGTCGTGTCTTGCTCGATTTTCTGATTGAGCTTTTGTGTCTGATTGAGATATTCTTTTTCGACATCACTTCCAGAGAACTTTTTCCTTATGACTTCTGCGGTATTCTCCAAATCAGAGTTGTATTGCTGAATAACCTTATCGCCCCATTTTGTGAAATCTTTACCATAATGAGTTTCGTAGTCTTTGATGATATACTTATTAAACTCATTATTTATGTCTTCCTGTACTTTATCAAACGACTTCGTGAGGTCTCCAAACATAGACTTAATAAGCTCATCAGACATACCCTCATCTTTCAGTTTTTTATACAAGTCCATCTGAGAGAATGCATCATTGACATTTCTAGATATATCATCCTTTAATTTGTTGTATTCCTTCTCAGAAACTTTCAAATCAATGTCTGCCGAAATGCGGAATGCGTTACCTCGCTTTGTCAATTCCTTGTACTGAGAACCAATCTCACGAATGCGTTTTGCCACAGATGCATCGTCTGGCAGAATATCAGAAGCTTTCCATCCTACATTTTGCGCTGCTTCTTTAAAATACTTACGAGTAGCAGATAATGCGGTCTCTTTTGATTCCGTCTTAATCAACTCGTTGTATTTAGAGTTCATATCCTTCAACAGGGAAATGCGCTCTTGCAAAATGTCTCTTTGTGCCTTATCTTGCTTGATTCTATTTTTTTTAGCATCACCCTCAAAAGGGTTAACACCCAAAGCTAACGCTTGCTGAGTCGCGGCTTGCTTCAATTCCCTAACCTTGGCTCTCACCTTGGCTACAGAAATTACCATTTGGTTTGCTCCAATTTCACCAGCCTTGAATATCTTTCTGATAGTATCATCAACTGTTATTGTAGGCGAGTTTTTGCCAACCGCGGCGAGTCTCTTTTCAACTTCTTTCCAAGATTTTGCAGCCTTTGCTGCTTGGTCTCCTTTCCCAAGGAAGCCTTCAAAAGCCTTATCGTCATCAATTTCTTTGACAACGAGGCTAATACCATACTTTTTCTTTGCAAAGAAATCATTAATATAATCATCAACCCAAGATACTTGCTTCTCCATATTGGCTTTATCAATATATACATTGATACCAAAGTGTCTATAAGCAAGGTCTCTCTCGTATTGATTCCAATCACGCTCTGCCGCAATTTTATCAATAAATGCTTGTATCTTTATTGGGTCGTTTTTGAACGCATCCTTCATGCCTGCAAAAACATTATCAAACTCGCTGTTCAATTCTTGCGCCTTATTTTGTACGCTGTTCATCGCACGGATAAGGTCATTGAAATCAGCTTGCGAAGTACCAATGAAAGATGGCATTTTATAGTCGCTGCCGCCTTGTGTTATGTTGATTTTCTTTATCAACTCATACATGCGTGTCATATAATCAATGTTGGATTCGTTATCCTTTTGACCTGCACGTATCTCATCAAAGTATTTCTTCGTGGTCGAAGTGGCTTGTTTATAGTTTGCGTTAATGTTTGCTACAACTCTCTCCATTTGCGAAGACTTTGCGAGAGCATCAATCACAGCATCTTTGTAATCGTCTGCATCATCATCAAGTCCATCAGTAAACCAAGTATTCTTTGCATCATTCTTTGCATAGTTTCTTCTGAGAATCTCCATGTTATCAACGAAATTTTTATACTCTTTTTCAACCTTACTGAAAGTAGTATTAAGTTGGTTTACATCTAGACTATCTACATTGATTTTGAAAGTCAGTCCGTCTTTTGATGCGGCATCAATAAGCTTTTGTAACGTTGTACGTCTATCCTCAATATTCTTCTCTAAATCCTTTCCTCCTAATTTACTATTTGCGTTTGTGGCTGCATTTGCAAGGTCGTTGTACGTTCCAGCTAAAGCACCTATTGCGCCCTTTGCCTTTATGGTTTCTTCTTCTGCCTTACGTACATTTTCGTTGTACTTGGAAATCTTATCATAAACGGTAGTTATTACTTCTGCTACAGCGTAAATAGCGAGACCTACACCTATACCTGATAATGAACTTTTAACGAGACCGCCAAAATCTTTAAGAGCTTTTTTCATTCCATCTAAGGAATTTACGAAAAGAGCCTTGTATCTCACGATACCTGTGCCAGATGCTTGCGAGAAAGCTTGTCCGAGACTAGTCTTTGCAAACATAGAGTTAGCCTTTATAGCAATAAGAATAGGTATAAGAGCTTTTCCTATCTCTGCAAGAGTCTTCCAATTATCAAGCAGAGAAGTACCCCAGCTTACCATTCCCTTCATTGTACCCTCGTTAGCCTTGCCAATATCATTGAGCATCACATCGAAAGCATCCTTCAAGTTGGAAATCTTACCTTGGAGAGTTTCAGCCTGAATCTCTTGCATATTGTAGAATGTTCCACCCTTATCGGTCATGCGTTGGAATATTGCCTCAACATCCTCAAATGTAACCTTACGCTTGGAAATCATATCAACAATCTGTGCAGTCGTGTACGCTTCTCCCTTAACTTCCTTGAAGTATTGTTGCAACTCACCATACATATTGATACCAGCTTCGGTAAACTGACGAACCTCAGAACCGCGAAGGTATGCAGCAGCCTTGACTTGTCCGTATGCAAGGATAAGTCTTCCCATATCAACGCCAAGACCTGCTGAAACATCGGCAAGTCGCTTGGTTGTATCATAAAGTTTATCAGACTCAATTCGGTAAGCGGAAAGTTGTCGTGTGTAATCCACCAAGTCCTTGATACGGAAAGGTGATTTAACGGCAAGTTCTACTGTCTTGTTGAAAATCTCGTCTGCCTTTGGCTTGTTCTGCAAGATAGCTTCGAGTGAACGCTCTGAAAGTTCAAACTGACCTCTGACTGATGCAATCTGCTCGACAAAATTCTTGATAGAACCCACGGAGAATGCAAATGCCATACGCTGTGCCCAACGTGACATATATCCAGCCATATATGATGTTTGTTCGGTCAACGCGCGAGAATTAACACCAGCCTCTTTCAAGTTTTTGTTATGTTGCTCAATGGCAGCATTAAGAACATCCAATTTTCGCTTATAATCAGCATCGGTTTGAGACAACTTCATACGAGCTTCTTTCAGATATTCTATAGCGCGTACTTGGCGATTGAGCGTATTTGCAGTAGCAGAGAAATCAAGCGCGCCTTGATATGTAGTGTTTGCCTTGTTATTTCTCGTCTGATAGTCTTTTGCTCTATCAGTGTATGCCTTTCTCTGTTTGTTGTTGTAAGATTGTTCGGCACTAACCATCTTATCAAGAGCCTTCTGAAAAGCAACAGCACGTTCATTATACATCTGCTGCTGGTATCGTAACTCATCCTGTAATGCCTTCTTTCGCTTAATAAGTGCATCTTGGTCTGCCTTGGTGAGATTTTGTGTTGTATCTCGCAACATACTTTCAATAGAACCAATTTCTTGCTTTAACTCAGCAATATTCATACCGCTAGCACCCTTTGCTGATTCCTGTAATCTCTGAAATGCAAGTGCCGCTTGCATAATACCACTAGTGCCAGAACCATTCATCTTAGATAGCTGTGCTACCATATTTTGAATGTTTTGTGCTGCTGACGTAATGTTATTGTTCATGTTACCTGCACTCGCACCTACGTTTGAGATACCACTGCTTGCATTTGAAGCAGATGCGTTGATTGTTGCAAGTTTTGCTATAACTTGGTCTAAAGAATCAAGGAACGGCTTAGTACCAACAGACATATCCTTGAAAGATTGTGTTACACCAGACGCGGTATTTTTAGCCGTATCTTGTAACTTCTGCAACTTATCATCAGCCTCTTTGATTTTCTTCAATGCGGACTCTGGTATAACAAGAGCACTGCCTAATGCTGAATCTGCCATAATTCAAAAGTTTAAGAGTTTATAAAATAGGTATTCCAAGGTCATTGAGATTTCGTAAATCCTCTGCACCATTGATTACCTTTGCATTCTTTAATTTGTCGTTCTTCTGATTGTTGCCTTTATCTGACGATATGTACTCTATATGAGTAAAATCCATAGACGCAAGGCGAATCTGCGGAACGGTCATTCTCCACTTATATTCTTCTTGCGAGCACCATGTGTTGGCACGTAAGAAATCTATCATTTGTCCGTATTCTGTTCGTGACGGGATAATTCGGCTGTTTGTCTCTTCCTCATCAGAGCTTGATTGCGGACGGTCTGAATCACATTGGTACTCGCGAAGAAAAAATCCACATCTAGCAAATTGAGAATTTCAACGAGTAATGTTGCCCAATCCTTGATGTCATAGTCTCCCCAAAGTAACTGGTCGTAAACTTGTTGGTATTCCTCAGAATCAATGCGTTTCTTGTCATTGAGCAAGGATAGTGTGATTACTCTTGCCACCGATGGAATGTTGATGGCAAACTCCTTGATAACGTCACCCATTGATAAGTTTTCGCCCTTGACTATCTTGCAAGCCTCCTCTGCAATCATCCATTGAGTGCCAGGCTTCAATGCTCTTATCTCCCACTCTGTGCCTTGTAGTTTTACAATTGTAGGAGAATCATTCATAATTTGCGCCAGACGTTCCATTGCAGCATCAGACAAAGGAGAACTAGGTAACACCTTATTCTCGTCTTCTACAGCCTGTTTCTTAGCCTTATTCGGGTCTTTTTGTGCTCTATATACTGTCATAGTTATATTTTCTTTCCGTTAGATAATGCGGCTACGTAAGCACCGCCATACTTTGCTGATAATGCTTGAAGTTTTTGGTAAGACATAGATATTACCTTATACTTATGTTTCAAGTTTCCACCGCCTGTTTCAAGTATCTCGGCATACGGCATAGCAGCAGCAATTACAAGTTCAAAAGTATCTTTTGTCGCTTTGTATTCGTTGAAGAAGTTTTCGATTTCTTTCCTTCCTGATACAGGTCTCTTATTTTCGCCTTTACCCCAATACTTGAACTCACTAGCACGTGGATATGGGTCTATAAATCCCATATCTTTGATTCTTCCATCATAATATACACACCAACCATAAGAATCGTAAAGATTATAAGTTCTATGTGTGTATGTTACTTCTTTTATACACGCATCAATAACTTTTTGACCATCTTTAGATAGTTCGTCAGTAATATATTGAATAGCCATTGCTCTGAATTTACCCATAGCCTAAAACTTAAAAAGGAGCGGACAGCATTAAAGCCGCCGCCCCTTGTATATAGTCGAGAATTGTTGAAGAACCGAAATTACTCAGTTGCCGTTGGCAATGAATAGTTGTGGTCAACATAGAATGGTGTGCGAACAGTCTTAGCACCAACGGTAAGCGCAATATCCTTGGCAGTACCAGCCAATGCAATACGAGCCAAGTTTGAATTGAGAGACTCAATGGTCAACTTAGAATTGAGCTGAACCTTTGGAAGAACGTAAGCCTCCATTGTGGTTCCATTAGGTTGAACCTGTACAACATCAATCTTTGCATACTTTGCTTTGTAAGTAGAAGGTGCAAGAGTCTTCTTTCCTGTTGCATCGTCTGTAAAGTCACACAATGCAGCCAAAAGCTCCTTCTGCGTATCACCAATCTCAGCCGCAAACTGCCATTTACCAAGTTTAACAATGGAAATGATAGGAGAGTCAGAGGTCTCGCACTCAATATCGGTGGTGTCGTTATCATCTTGTGAAATAGATGTAGTGTCCTCAATAACATCCTCAAGAATGTAAGAATCACCCTTTGGAGCAGATTCATCGGTCTCTGTGCCATCGAACAATGTGGCAACAATATAATCTGGCTTGATGAACTTGACAGCTCCCGCACCAGTATTTATAACCTTTTTCGCCATAATATAATGAGTTTTAAATGTTACATTTAATAGATTTTATATATTTATCTTGCGATAACTGAAACAGAAATTATCTGAAAATGGAACTGACGATTTGAATCATATCCGCTATCACGGTAAAGAACTTGAATTGTATAGTCCTTATTATTAGATTGTTTAATCACATCGTCAAGGATTCCTTCCATCTTGTCAAGTAGTTTAACGTTCTTTCTAAGTGGAGTTCCCTTTGGTCTTGCATAGAGATAAATGTTAGCATAGCCAGAGGAGTAACCGCCATGTTCTCTTTGCTGACCTACGTCAACATTCACAAAATCATCCCAGTCTTTGCTAGTTGTAGGAGGTAACTCTCCGACAAATATGTTGTCTGAGATTTTTCCTTTAGTAAGAAGCATCGAAAAGAAATTTTCAATGCGAGACAATCTGCGATTAATCCTCTGTGCCATACCTTGTTATCCTAAATACATTTTACCTTATGATGAAAAAACTAAATGTCAGTACCCTTGATGTAAGCTACACATCCATGCATTTGTGTCGGATAAACGCCAATAACCATTCCGTCAACGTCCATTCCGTACATCTTTCCACGGAAACGAATGCCTGCATTCAAACCTTCAGGAATATATTCTTCATCTTTTCCGTCTTCTCCTTCTTTCGTTGGCATCGGAAAATAGATTGTATATCCTAACGTAACTACGCCCGAATTAAAGAGTTTGTTGGTTTCCTGAATATCGCAATCAGTTTCAAAAATGATAGTTTCTACATTTTCTGTTTCGTCTGAGCTAGTATCAGTATCACCTAACATATCCCCATCGCTTCCGATAAGGTCTCCATCTTCTTTCGGTTTTTGTTCCGAGCGGTAGAACACGCCATGATAGGCATATTCATCCAAAGAATTTCTGTCAGTGTACATAGCTTACCAATCTGTTTCTTTAATCCATTTAACCTCTCCATCGGTTTCATTGAGAGCTTCAAGTTTTTCATCCTCTCCATACTTCTTGTAAAGTCTTTTGAGTTCTGATTTGATACTCAGCAATGCAGCCGATGTAATGGTCTGAGCACCTACCGTAAGAGTATATGCGCCATGTTGGTTTGTGGTCGATGCTGTCTGATAGACACCGAATACAATCTTTTCCAAGAGTGCAATCTTACATCTGTCTTTCTGTTCTTCTGTCAAGTCCAAATAAGACTCGACATCAGAAACGCCGCAATCCAAAGCAACATTGTTTAATGCCGACTTGTCAAAGACAAAGTTAGTCATGCCGCTCAGATAGTCCAATATGTCAAACTTCGATGCTGCCATTGAGAGATAAATGAATTAAATGTTATCGTATATTGTGAGTGAACCACCATTAATTACCTGCTGTTGAGGTATCAATGATTACGTGGTTCATAAAGTCGAGAAGTGCAGGGCAAGCAGACATCATGACCTTTGTCTGCCACTCGCGGAACTGACCGTTATCCATTGCGTAGTTTCCTACGGTAACGAGTCCGTCAGCGATTGAAGCCCAAGAAACATCAATGTTCTTTGCGCCATACTTCTGTTGAAGTGTCTGGTCGTAGATAGGAGTCCACTTGAACTCAACGCTATCACCGATAGGGCAAAGTACAACAATCTTATCATCCCAACCTTGCACGAATGTGTCAGTTGTAACAGTCTTGTTGCGCTCCTTCTCAACGACAATCTCGATAGGCGAAAGACCTGTCATGTCGGAAAGTGATTTCTTGAAGTCCTCGTCCAAAATCTGCATATTTGCAGTATATGCGCGGTCGTGAGCCTTGCACCAGTTGATGTACCATTCCTTAACCTCTTTGTTCTGCAAGAATACATCGCGGTACATCTTGCGAGTCATCTTCCATACGAGAGAAATCTCAGTACCACCACGCTCATCGCGATAATCGTCCTCAATCTTTCTCATCTGTGAGATAAGGTTGCAGTCTGGGTCAGTCCAAGCCTTTGCACCAGCCTTCTTGCGGTTCTCTGTTGGGAATGGTTCAACCTTCTGCAAGAACTGCTGCAAGCCTTCACCCTTGCCCTTCCAACTCATCTTTGCAGTTGTCATAATCTGTGCGGTCAAGTTGGAGAGTGTTGCCTCTGCTGAGTTCTTACCTACCTGAACAACATCGCGCACCCAAGCAGCCATAAGGTCTGCATCGTTACCAAACTGCTCAAAGAGTTTTTCCTTATACTCACGTTGTCTTGCGTTCTCAGACCACTTGTAACCGATAAAGTCTGGAATTGTACCTGTGTACATCTTCAAACCCTCGTTATCCATTTCTGGAGCATCACCAAGTGGAGCGCGAAGGTGCATCAAAGGAGCTGCCTCTGCCTTGCGAGACTTGATGCTGAATGAAGCCACGCCATCGTAGTCTGTAGGTGTAGGCATAGAAGCTCTACGACCTTGTGTGAGATACCAGCCATAGTTAGTATAGAGCAACCCCTTGGTATTCAAAAAGGTTCTCAAAAAGTTGATGTTATCCTTAGAAGAGAACAACTTGGCGTATCTCGAATTGTTAAAATCAAATTGTTGCATATCCTGAATACTTAAATTAATGATATGTTATCCTATTGTTATCCTATTGAATTGGAGCGGTTAGAATCCGAACCATCCGTTCTCTGTTCTTGTGTTCATCGCAAGTACGGCTGGTGGAAGCTTGTTGCACTTTGCCAAGTTCAAGATTACTCTTGAATCCTTAATCAATGCTGGTGTGTAAGAGTACTGAGCACCCTCACCTTCCTCAACATTGGTTGACAAGTTAGGGTCATAGAAGAAGTCGTTATCGCGGTCGAAGTAAGCGTTAGGATTTGTAACCATAGGAGCTACGGTTGCGCCTGCCTTTTCTGCCTCTACGAGAATATCGCCAATCTTCAATGTAACTGCAAGAGTTGCTGAAAGAGTGAGCTTCCAAACATCCTTGCCACCTTCGGTTGCTTTCTCTACAGCTGTAATGGTAACACCCAAAGACTTCTTTGTAAAGTCTGACTGTGCCACCATGATATTATCACCTGCAAAAGGAATGTGATGATAGCCATCATTGACAACCAAAATATCAGTGTCGGTGGTTGTAGATGCCTTTGCCAATTCGTAATACTTCAAAATCTTGACGGTCTGACCGCCATTCTTGCCGTAAGTGTCTGGGTCGTATTCGCAAAAATCACCTGCGTAAGTCTTAGCGCGACCCTTGAACGGATTTGTGATAACACCACCAAAAGGAGGGTAAACGAATGCGTCCTTGTTGCCGCTTACGAGGTTAATGAAAACGCTTCTATGACCGCCAATCTTACCATGTGCTTGGATAAGTGTACGACCGCCAAAGTGACCGCCATATCCATGCTTCAAATAGAAATCATCTGCTGCTGCCATAATTTGTAAATTTGTTTAATAGTGAATGAATAATGTTATTCGCCTGCGTCAGGGTTCACGATGCCCACAACATCAGAGAAATCGTCAGCCTGGTCATTGTTACCACCGCCAGCACTACCTGGGGTGTTGTTGCTTGGCTTTGAATGAGAGAGATTGTAGAACTCCTCTGCATCCGTAAATTCCTGTTCGATGTCCGAGTCCTTAGTGAGGTTCAACTTGTTCATGTACTTGTCAATCCACTTGCTGTCGTTGATACCTTTCTCCTTGAACTTGGCGAGAAGTTCACTACGTTTCTGTGATACGAGCTTAGATGCTTCGTATTCTGCATCCTTCTTCTCTAGAGCTTCCAAGCGTTCCAAAAGCTTCTTTTCAACAGCCGAAGGCTCTTTGCCATCGTCATTTGGGTTTGGTTTGGTGTCAGGATGCTCATCGTTCCATTTCTTGATGAAGTCGGCATTATCCTTCTCGTAGTTGCCGTTAAGGGAAACATACTGCGGCAAAATCTTCTTCACCAAATCATCTAACTCTGTATCTTCACCAACTAAGAGGTCAAAGTGGGAATCACTCAAACTCTTGATTGTCTTTTCACTGATGGAAAGGTGTTTTCCGTTTGCAGTGAGTTTTGCTTTTAGGGTGTCTAAAAGTTGTTGCTTTGTAAACTTCATATTACTAATTTTTAAAATTCTGCTGCAAAGATAATTAAATAATGTGTTGATTTATTTGTTTTTAGAAACTCTATTTGTTACGTAACCAATATAGAATTATTTTCACGCTATTATATATTATAAATTAGGTATCTTTGCAGCATGAACACGAATAAAGATATTGAAATCAGACCACAAGAGGGATTCCAAATGTCCTTTGCAAGTAGCAACGTTGACGTTGTTTTTGGTGGCGGAAATCTCGGAGGAGGCAAATCGTATGGTCTTGTACTTGCGATGGCAGAGCCGTTAATGACCGACCCAGATTTTCGTGCAATGATTTCACGCCGTTCACTTGGTAATCAAAAAGCAGGTGGAGGATTCGTAGAGAAGTTTAAACAGATATTCGGAGCTGATTTTGTAAAAGTCAGAGAGAGCGAGAATCCGCGCGTTACATTTCCGAATGGAACGTTTGTCGATTTGACGTATCTTGACGATTCCAATATGGATAAGTTGAGAGAGCGCGCGAAAGGATGGGAGTACGATTTGATTGCGATTGACGAGTTGACGGAGATGACTTGGGAAGTTTTCTCATACGTTATGACTCGAAACAGAGGACAGAGTAAGACGTTTACAGGTAAGTTCTTTGCAACACTTAACCCGAAGCGTAGCCACTGGACAAGAATATTCCTTGATTGGTATATTGGTTCAGATGGTTTTATCATCCCAGAGCGTGATGGTGTAGTCAGATATTTCTATTGTGCAGGACCGACTGTTAAGGATGTTGTTTGGGGGATGTCTAAGCGAGAAGTCTATGAGAAATGTAAAATAGATATAGACAGAAAGCTTAAAACCATTGGCGGCAACTTTGGATATGAAGTAATGATTAAGAGCTTTGTTTTCTATCAAGGTAAACTTGGTTCAAACAAGAAGATGCTTGAAAACAACTCTGGCTATTTAGGTTCTGTAGCTGCATCGGGCGGCAGAATGGCACAAGCTCTTATGGAGGGTAACTTCAATGTTGACCCAGAAGAGGATGAGGATATACCGATTCCTAGCCAAGCGGCACGAGATTGCTTCGTAAAAGACCCAGCCGTAAATGGTGACAAATGGATAACAATCGACTTGGCAGATTTCGGAAAGGATAATACCCTGATGTTGTCGTGGAATGGATTCCATATTGTCAATTACGAAATCGTTATGCATTCAACACCGCGAATCAATGCTGAAAGAGCTAGGCTGTTTGCGGCTAACGAGGGAGTAGCAGAAAGTCATATAATCTATGACGCTACGGCAGGTAGGTATTTCAACGACTATATACCAGATGCTATCCCTTACATATCAGCAGCAAAGGCAATGGGAGTTTATTACTTGTCTGCTATGACAATAAAAGACCTATGTTACTTGCGACTGAGCTACATGATTAAGCGAGGACAGCTTACTTTCTCTGATAAGGTTGCAAATGCGGTTTATACGCATCAAAACCTCAAATACAGCGTTTCCATACAGAATGAGTTCATGGAAGAATGCGCGGTAGTTCGCTTTGATAAGATGCCGAGTGGTAAGAAGAAGTTACAGAGCAAGAAGGAAATGAACCGAAATCTTGGAAAAGACCGTTCTATGGACTTGCTCGACCCTTGCGCAATGAGAATGTACCCATGCTTGAATATGGAGTATGGTAGCGAGCTACAGGAGGGATTCAGACTTGCAGCACAAGATGTTGAAGAAAAGAATCCTAATGCTCAGAGTATTTATGATGATACGTTGTACTATTAATTTTAGAATATATGCTGAAAAAGGAAAATATAAAAATGATTCTTGAATCCGTGCGGATTGACTGGGATAAATGCGATGAGAAAGATATTGCGTTTGCTATCCTATGTGACGCATTGGAAGATAAGACTTTAGCGTATCGTCTTGCTTATCGTAAGAGTGAAAAGGATGCAGCGAAATTCTACGAAACTCCACGATTCAAGAAACTGCTAGATGTTCTAGAACCTTTCGGTATCGGCAATGTTAATAACAACGCTATCACCAAGGAAGAGAACAAAAACGAGCTTCTTAAAATGCTCGACAAGATAGACCAAGCTCTTAGTGATGGAAATCTTGAACCGAAGGACGCATTGAAGATGCAGACTGATATTCGCGTTAAGCTGAATGATAAATTTGAGATGGAAGAGTCACAGAAGCAGAAACGAATCATCGTAGTACCAAGCAAACATGATATTGTTTGTCCTACTACCAACAGAGAATGTAACTATTGGGCTTCAAGAAAGGCTTGTTGCAGACATTACGGTTTGATTGACCCGCAAGAGAATCGCGAAGCGAAAAATAACAACGATGTTGAACCATCATTAAATGACAATAACGATGAGTAGAAAGAGACAAGATATAATTAATGATTTTTTGGAGAATCCTCAGAAATTGCTTCTGAAAAAGCCGTTTTTGAGAGGTTCGCGCTCTATTACTATCAACGATTCTTCTGATGGTTCGGATATTAAGACGAACTTCCGAAAAGAAGCACAGCTCCCAAATATCAGCAAGATAGTTGTTAGCCAAGAGCGTTTTTCGAAGGAGTTAGACCCTTATTCTCACAGGGTATTGTTTGATACGAACTTACCTTCTATATGCTGCAAGCTTGATGATGGCAGTTATTGCGAGATTGAGTTTAAGAAGTTTGGCATTCCTATGCAACAGCGTATTGTTGACAAGAAAGCTCTCTGTTTAGGTGGTAATAAACGTAACCATATCTTGCATGACAGCAATCCGACTGATAAGCTCAAAAAGAACTTTGCCGATTTCAAGTGGCACTGGGATGAGACGAATCAGGATGGCATCGAAATGCAAGCAATACGCATTCAACAGAGCTATGGAGATGTAGGATTGCTCGTTTATATGAATGAGGATAATGAAGTAAAATGCCGATTGTTTTCATACGAAGATGGTTATCAGATTATCACACACAAAGACGATAACGGAGAACCGCTTCTTGACTGCGTGTATTATCGTACCGAGGACAATGTAAGGCACATTGACGCGTACGATAAGACATATCATTATCATTTTACAGATGTATTCGTTCAAGACGTTGATACAAACGAAGTTCTGAAAGGATGGTGTTTGGAAAGCAAGGAAGAACACGGATTCTCGGAGAGTCCACTTGTTACAAAGCGTGGTGATGTTGCTTGGAATAACGGTCAAGACCTTATCGAGCTATTCGAGATTATCTATAATCTGTTTGCAGTCATTCAAAAACGTCACGGATGGGGAATCCTTTATATCAAGGGTAAACTCAATGAAACCGCAAAAAAGATTGCTGGTTCAATTATTCTGAACGATACAAGCATTGAAGGAAATGGCAGTGCAGAGTTTAAAACTCCACCTTCTCCACAGAACATGATTGAGTTCATGCAATCAATTCTCGACCAATTGCAGATTGCTACAGGATGTACATTTATCTTGCCGAAGGATATTAAGTCTAGTGGTGATATAAGCGGTTTGGCAATTCAAATGACACGTTCTTTGGATATTGAGGAGGCTAACAATGCAGCTATTGAGTGGCAGAATTTCGTTAGTAAACATTCAAGACTATTCAAGGAAGGACTGGCAAAGCAGTTGGTTGCAAGTGGAGAGAACCCTACTGCTATTACTGAGTTTAAGCAGATGAGAATAAGCACATCATTTAAACCTTGGCAGCCATTCGATGAAAGTGCATGGAATCAGATGCTTTGTACATTGAGCGGTGCAGGTTTGATTTCTACTAAGACTGGTGTTGAAAAGAATACTGTTTCTGCACCTGACGAGGAAGTAAGATTGCAGACTCAGCAAGAAGAGGCAGATGAACGTGCCGAAAAACAAGCTGAGATTACCGCAAGGACAAAGAATACATACAACAATAAAGAATAAACATGAAGGCAAAATCATTATACATACAAAAGTTGGCTTACGATGAGAACACTGGTAATGAAATTATCGGTTTGTTCCCATCGGAAGCTAACCCTGCTATTGTATCATCATATACCTACGATGCAAAGCGTATGGGTGGTGCTCCTACCCTTACTGCTACGATATATTCTTCTGAGCCTTTGCAATGGAAGAAGGAAGAGTTCGTAGAGTACAATGGAGATAGATTCTTTGCGTCATATACACCAAACTCTACAAAGGATAATACGTCTAGAATGTGGAAGAGCGAAATCACTTTCACATCCAGAAGAGAATTGCTTGATAACACTCTGTTCTTTGATGTTGTCGTTGATGATGTTGATACACAGAACAAAGATAGATACCGCTCAAATCAGACAAAGTTCACGTTTGGTGGAACTATCCATGAGTTTGTTGCTCGCGTCAATAGCTCAATGGCATATTGCGGATTGTATCGCCCTACAGATGAATACAAGGGATATTATGTTGTTGTTGATGAAGGAGATGGAACAGATGAAGTTAAGGAAGTGTCATTTGAAGACCAATATTTGACTGATGTTTTACAACTTATCAATACAACTTTTGAGCTTGATTACTACTGGGATGGCAACGTTTGTCATGTCGGCAAGGTACAGCACGACTTAACCGATACACCTATTAAATATGGTAGTAGTGATGCTCTTATATCAGTATCAAAGGAGAATGCAAACTATAAGATAGTTGATATGATAACAGGTTACGGTTCGTCCGACAACCTGCCATATTACTATCCTAATGATGATGAGTTTGGTGAAGCAGTATTCAATACAGAGAATATCAGCAAGGATAAAGTTAGTGTAGATTTGTCAAAGTTCCTTAAAGGTTCAAAATATAATGACGTACTTGTACTGTACAAGAGTAAGTATGGACAAAAATATTCTGCAAGCATTGACTCTTCGTTGTTTGGTTTAACGAGAAATACAGAACCAGAAAACTTAACGCTAGCAGATAACCAGACAAATCCTACTGTAACATGCTCATTTGGATTTAGCTTTTATGTTAAGTTAATCAAGGGTCAGATTCTTGACTTTACGAAGTTGTCTTTTAAATTTGGCATGCTTGATTCTCTTACACATAAAGATAACATTACAGAGATAACGGCTGCCTACAAGGATATATATCTTAGCAACGGAAACGATATTATCACCATAACCAAAAAAACTGTTTTTGGAGATAACTGCAAATATCCTTGCGAGAATGATGGAGAGTACAAACTCACAATTTGGGCAGAATTTTCATACAGATGTAGAGTGTTTAGAAATGGTAATGGTGTTACTGATTATTATGGCGCAAATAGTTGGAATGCATCATTTAGTGGCAATATAGGATTGTTGTATGAGCCTACATCAGAATATGAATGGAAAAATGAAGACAAATATATACCTTACGGTGAGTCTGGTATCAATATAAGAGAAATCAGTGGAGCAAATTGCATTGAATACGATTATCAATTCTTCAAAGATGATAACAGATACGGATTCAATAAGGTTTATAGCGGAACTGATGATAATGCAACAAAGGTAGTTGTTACTGATAGAGTATGGATAGCCCCATCATCGGTACTTATGCCTTCGATATATCGCAACTCGAAAGGTGCAGAGCGTTTCTATTACGCTTTTAATAACACCCATAAATTGCCTAGTGGCATTGGGTATTACGAGTTTGTAAACTTGTATAAGAAAGGAAATCCTCATCAAGGAACTGTTACTTTTGATGATATAAAACCAACTATCAACGGAATTGTAAATGCAGAAGGACAGTTGTTTGGAGAGATTGCGGATGTTGCTTTTGATAAAGAAGATAGTGACGTAAAGGATAGCGATGGAAATTATATTCATAGCTATTTCTATATAAAGTTGCATAAGTTTAATGGTGATTTTGGATTTGACTTATTTGCTCATGCATTAGCTAGCGAATCGGCAAAGATTAATCTCATCAAGAGTAACGGGTGTCCTGCTTGTTCGTTTACCATTGACTGCTATTGGAATAGCACAAAAAATAAGTGCTATAACAATGTACTTACTGACGGAAATGGAAATTTGAGGTCAGATAGTGGAAAAATGAATAGCAAAGGTGATTATATTCTTAACGACACATACGTTGAGGATAACAAATCAAACCAAGATTCAACGAAAGAAGAGGTATGGATTGCGGTTCAAAAGGACACATCAACACTAGGTATCGTAATGCCAAACGCAAGTGCTGGGTTTAAACCGCAAAAGGGAGATTTGTTTGTTATCACAGGCATTAAACCTCCAAAGGTTCTTGTAACGGCAGCAGAGAAACGCCTCGATGATGCTCTTATCAAGCACATGAGCGAAAACAATACAGACCAATTTAACTACTCTGTTAAGTTTTCTCGCATATTCTTGCAAGAAAATCCTGACTTTGCTAGTAAACTAAACGAGAATGCAAAGCTGTCAATACAGATACAAGGCGATTCTGATAACGATGGAAATCTTATTAGTCACGAAGTTTTCGTCAGCAACTACTCAGTAAAGGTTGATAACGATGAGCTGGCAGAAGTTGAAATTGAGCTTGTAAATTCGTTGGAAGTTACAAAGAGTGATACAAAGCAGATTATTGATGCAGTAAAAGGAGAAGCGGTTAAATCTCTATCTAGTATGGTTGGTGGTAGTAACACCAATAGCTTTAATGCTAGTATAACCGATAAGATGTATCTCTCTAAATTAAACGATGACATCGCCAAGGGTACTATCACTTGGGAGAAGATTCAGAAGCTTTTAAGTGGTTTGGTTGTCGGTAACTTCAACAATGAGAACGGCGGTTCGTGGACTCCCGATACAGAAGGTCGCTCTCATCTTATTACCGACTACCTGGAGGTGAGAATGAAGGCTATCTTCGAGGAGCTGGTTATCAAGAAGACATCTACAATCGGCGGCAAGGAGATAATATCTCCTGCTGGTGGTGTTGTGTCTCATAAGGTGGAAGAGATTACTGTGACATATAATAATGTGTCACAGAAGGCTTATCGTTGCTATTTCTTAGCAGAGCAGGAAGGCGATGCCGTGGATAATGATTTCGCTATTGGCGACCAGGTGCGTTCAGAGTCATTCAACGTTCGCAAGGGCACTTATCATAAGGTGGGTAATCACTTTTACTGGCGATTGGTAATCGGTCGTGATGAGGAACCTGTGGAGTTGGAAGGAAAGAAGTATCACTACATCGACCTCTCCGATACCGATTGCGCTACAGCAAGCGATGTTCCTGCTAAAGGTGATGTGTTGTCGCAGTGCGGTAATAGAACCGATGTAGAACGTCAGAACTGCCTTATCTTCTCGGCGGTAGATACCTATTCGCCATCCATCAGCCTCTACCACGGCATAAATAGCTACTCCTTTGCCAATAGGGAGTATGTGCAATATGGCGTAAACAAGCAGACCAATAAGGCTTTCTTTAACGTCTATGGTGATATGTATGTAGGCGACCGACCTACTAAGGAGAATGGCTATGAGGGTAGTAGCTACATCAAGTATGACAGCGCAGCCAAGCAGGTATCTGTTAAAGGCAAAATCTCAGCCAAATCAACCGTGGATGGCAAGGAATTGTCTCAGTATATCAAGGAGAACTCAGCAGGAGGCTTGACCGAGGAGCAGGTGAACAATCTCATCAAGAACTCGCAGGTGATAGCTGACCTTCAGAATCAGGTTGACGGAGCTATCGAGACGTGGTTTTACGATGGTGTGCCTACTTTGAAGAATGCCCCAGCCAGCAGTTGGACGACAGACAAGGAAAAAGATACCCATTTGGGCGACCTTTATTATGATAACAAGACGGGCAAGGCATACCGCTTTGCCAAGGATGGCAACACCTATAAGTGGACTATCATTACAGATACCGATATAGCAAAGGCTCTTTCAGACGCAGCCAAGGCTCAGGAAACGGCAGATGGCAAAATGAAGGTGTTCAGTACACAGCCTATTCCGCCTTATCAGTTGGGCGACATTTGGGTAAACGCTACCTATCCTACAGATGGCAGCATCTACAAGAATGAAATCCTGCGCTGCCAGACTGCCAAGGCAAAAGATTCGTCATTTGCCATCGCTGACTGGACTAAGGCTTCCAAGTACACCGATGATTCTGCCCTCAATACCTTCAAGGAAGAGTACAAAAACGATATGGCTAGCTACAAGGAGCAGCTTGATGAGAAAGTGGAGACCTGGTTCTACAACTATGCTCCTACTACTCAGAACAAGCCTGCTTCTGACTGGACTACCGATACGTTGAAGTCGCAGCACGCTGGCGACCTGTTCTACAATACGTCTAATGGCTACACATACCGTTGGACGGGTACGGCATGGGTGAGAATCAAGGATAACGACATCAACACTGCTATGACCGCAGCAAGCAAGGCGCAGGACACGGCAGATGGAAAGCGTACCGTTTTCACCTCTCAGCCTACTGTTCCTTATGACGAGGGCGACCTGTGGGCTAGCGGCGGAGATGATGGCAAGACTTTGATGGTGTGCGTTAAGAGTAGAGTCACTGGCAGCTTCACCTCATCAGAATGGGTAAAGGCTAATGATTCCGACCTCAACGCATTCGCCAAGACCATAGAGGAGAGCTTGACGGGAATACGAGACCAGCTCGACAAGAAGGCTGAGACTTGGTATCAGGCAACCGACCCGAGTACATCTTGGACTACCGATGATGCGAAGAAGGAGCATAAGGGCGACCTGTGGTATAACACAAGCAACAACCAGACTTTCTTTTGGAATGGTACGAAATGGGATAAACAGGATGTGCCTACCGAGGTCTTCGACAAGATAGATGGCAAATCCAGCATCTATGTAAGCAATCCTGCATCCTATGAGGAACGTGACCTCTGGATTTTGGAAGCAGCATATACCCTCGGTGGTGTTGCATATTCCAAGGGCGAGCTTGTCGTGGCAACCAAGAGCAATGCTTCATTCAGCGCAGCCGATTGGACTAAGAAAGTGAAGTACACAGACGATACTGTAGCGAACGCAGCAAAGAAGGCAGCGGAAGAGGCGAAGAAGGCGGCAGATACCGCACAGACGAATGTTACGAATCTCGGCAAGACCGTTACAAGCAACAAGAAGGCTTTCGACAGCTACGTTACAGATGGCTATCTAGAGCCTTCTGAGATTGCGGCTATGGCGCAGGATTCTAAGCGACTTGAAGATGCTTTCGCAGCTGCCGAGAAGTCGTACAATGAAGTGAATGGAGCAGAGGTGTTAAAGAGTACAAAAGAACTCACCGACCTTAATACTGCTTTCACTACCCTCTCTACTGCCAAGAAAGAACTCATCACGTATCTCTCCGATATTTCGACAAGATACAATGCGGCTGATACTAACGGCAAGGCTACCATCGTCTCTGCCGTGGGAACGATGTTCACCAACTTTCAGGGTGCGTATTCGGCATTCTATGACAAACTTGGTTTGGCTAATGCCTATATCACTAGCAAGATATATGGCGACTTGAAGCAGAATATTACCGACCTTGCAGGCTACAAGTATATCAAGGACGCACTCGGTCAGACAACAGATATTGATGGCGGTCTTGTAATGACAACACTCCTTGCTTTGAGAGACGCAGACGGAAACGTTCAGAGTGGTATCAACGGAGCGATAGACACGAACAGAGGAAAGAAGAGCATCGCAACTTGGTGGGGTGGTCAGATGGTGGATAAGGACTACAATAGCGGAAGCCTTACTCCTGCTACTTCCCTCGTTCGCTTTGACGGTTCGGGCTATCTCGCAAATGGTGCAATCTGGTGGGACGTGGACGGAAAGGTTCACGCTGACCCTACATCATTTATCATCAGCGAGAAGAATCTTGGCGCATACCTTGCATTCTTTGAGCCTACATGGAAGAGCGGTAGCAATGGCACTAACATAAAAGACCTTGTGGCTTTGACTCCGCAAGCTCCTTTTACGACACTCAGCGTAAGCAATGATTTGTTGGTAGAGGGAAAGCTTAAATTAGGTAGTATTACCCTCAGTGTGGTAAATGGTGCTTTGAAGATTGACGGCAATGTGTATTCCACAGGTGGAATGAGCGCATACGGCGATGGTACTAACAATGGTGGTGGCGGTGGCTTGATCGCAAGCGTGAAGAGCTACACAGACATCATCAAAGGCACGTATACAGACAATGACTTGGCAAGCATTCCTAACGCTTATGCCATCAAGGCTCTCAGCAATCGAATCGACAACATCAGTTCTGAACTTGGTGGTCTTAGCTTGGATTGGGCAAACATCACAGGAAAGCCTTCTACTTTCACTCCTAGCGCACACACGCACAAGTGGGTGGATATTACAGACCGTATCACCAAGGTTTCTCAACTTACGAATGATAGCGGCTACACCACAAACAAGGGAACGGTAACATCGGTTAAGCTAACTTTGCCAACTGGATTGTCTCTTGGTACGACAAAGGAAATCACAACAAGTGGAACTTTCGCCATAAGCTTGACTTCGGGTTATTCCATCCCTACGACATCAAAGCAAGGGCAATGGGATTCTGCTTACAATTGGTACAAGCTAATGACTACCGATGAGGAAACTGCTGATGGTGTTATCAACAAGTGGAATGAGGTTGTGGATTTCCTTGCTGGCATTGCGCAGACAGATTCATTGGATAGCATACTTAGTGGTATCAACAAGTCTATCACGGACGAAACTAACAGGGCAAAGAAGGCGGAGGGTGCAAATGCTACAAACATTGCCACAAACAAGGCGAACATAACAACCTTGCAAGGCTACTTCACGAATGGCTCGGCGAAGTCCGCCATCAAGCTGACCAACGCACGTAAACTTTGGGGTAACAGCTTTGACGGAACAGCCGACATAAGCGGTAGCATCGTTGTGCCTAGTGGAAAGTACATCACTATTGGCAACATAAAGTTGGAGTATGATGCAACTAACAAAGCGTTGAAAATAACGAACACCTCGACCAACGAAGTTGCAAATCTTTATACTAGTGGTGGTGTATCTGCTTATGGTGTCGGAACTACATCTAGCGGTAGTACTGGAGGCGGTGGATTGAATGGCACGGTGAAATCATACAATGATGCCAAGAGCCTTACAAGCGAAAGTCTTAGCGAGGTTGCTAGTGCTTACTCTGTTGCTGCACTCTACAGCAGCATCAATGATGCCATAGGTCGCATAAACACCTTGGAAGGAGGAAGTGCGACAAGCATAGAGGTTACAGGAAGTGGCAATGCGGTGACAGGTGTGTCGAAAAGTGGTACTAAACTGACATTTACAAAGGGAGCTACTTTCTTGACATCCCATCAAGACATCAGCGGAAAGAGTGACAAGACACATACGCACAGCGTGAAGATTAATGGTGTCACTAAGACCATCGCAGCCACAGGTGGAACAGCCGTTGACTTGGGAACTTACCTTACTTCTCATCAGTCCTTGGCTGCTTACTTGAAGTCTGCCGATGCGGAGAAGACCTATAGCAAGTTGGGACATACCCACGCATTCAGCGAGATTACGGGAAAGCCAACAACACTTGCTGGCTATGGAGTCACCGATGGAGTCAATGCGGTATCGGTCACAGGCAATGGGAACGCCGTTACTAGCGCAAGCATAGACGGTCACACCTTGACTTTGACAAAGGGAAGCACATTCTCCCTCAGCGGTCACACCCATACCTTCGCTAGCTTGACCTCAAAGCCAACTACAATCGCAGGATATGGCATCACGGACGCTTATACCAAGGTGCAAGTGGACTCGACCATTGCTAAGTATCTCCCTCTTGCAGGAGGAACGATAACAGGTGCGCTTACCGTCAACGGCATCGCTACCTTCAAGAGCAAGGTTGCCATTGGCGACATCTACATCATCAATGATGGAAGCGGCAATCTCTACGTTCAGAAGACGGACGGAAAGACCGCCGCCAACTTCTATGCGACAGGCGGTATCACAGCATACGGAGCAGGAACGTCAACATCAGGTGGTGGCGGATTGAATGCAAGCGTAATCAGCTATGCGAGAATCATAGAGGGAAGCTATACGGATGCAGACTTGACTAGTATCCCGAACGCCTATGCTATCAAGGCTCTCAGCAGCCGAATTGACAACATAGCCACAGAACTTGGCGGTCTGAGCCTATCTTGGAATAACATTACGGGTAAACCATCAACGTTTGCACCTAGTGCGCACACCCATAAGTGGGCGGAAATCACTGACCGCATCACGAAGGTAAGCCAGCTTACTAACGATGCTGGGTATCTGACTGCCCATCAGTCTCTCGCAAGCTATTATACCAAAGCGGAGATTGATGCAAAGGGCTATACCACAAACAAGGGTACTGTTACATCTGTTGGTCTTACTTTACCTACAGGTTTGACTTGTGCAACAAAGACCATCACAACAAGCGGTACGTTTGCTATCAGCTTTGCTTCTGGTTACTCCATTCCTACTACTGCAAAGCAGACGGCTTGGGATGGCGCTGTATCGGCAAAACATACTCATAGCAATAAGTCTGTGTTGGACGGTATTTCATCGACAAAAGTAAGTCATTGGGATAGCGCTTATGGTTGGTATGCACTTATGACTACTGACGAAGAGACTGCGGACGGTGTTATAAATAAGTGGAACGAGGTGGTGAGCTTCCTCGCCAATATTGCGCAGACAGACACTTTGAGCGGTATTGTTGACGGAATCAATAAGTCTATATCTGACGAGGTAGCAAGAGCGAAAAAGGCAGAAGGGGTGAACGCTTCGGGCATATCCACCAACAAGACGAGTATCACCACCTTGCAGGGCTACTTTACAAGCGGGTCAGCGAAAAAGGCTCTCCAGCTCACGAATGCTCGCAAGCTTTGGGGTAACTCGTTTAACGGTACTGCTGACATCAATGGAAGCATCATCGTGCCTAGTGGAAAGTATATCTCCATCGGTAACATCAAGTTGGAGTATGATGCAGCTAATAAGGCGTTGAAGATTACGAATACTACGACCGAAGAGGTGGCTAACCTCTACACAAGTGGTGGTGTGTCCGCTTATGGTGTTGGAGCATCATCATCCAGTGGTGGCGGATTGAATGGTAGTGTAAAGAGCTATGCAGATGCCTTGAAGCTTGCGTCTGAATCTCTGAGTGAGATAGCATCTGCCTACTCTATCAAGCAGCTCTCTACTAGAATCACGTCACTGGAAGGTGGCAGTGCTACATCAATATCCGTATCGGGCGGTGGTAATGCGGTTACGTCTGTTACAAAAAATGGCACTACTATCAGCGTAGTTAAAGGAAGTACGTTCTTAACTAGTCATCAGTCACTCTCGGCATATCTAAAGACCGAAAATGCAAACAACACGTTCTTGAAGTTGAGCGGAGGAACAATAAGTAATAACTTGATTGTAAATGGTTCTATAACAACGACTAAATTATATCTGCCATCTATTGGTGAAGGATATATAGTCTCAGGAGTAAAAGATACTAATGGTAGTGATTTTGCAAGTGTTAATTGCATTTTAAAGAATTGGAACTCTCTTGGAATATCTTCTTATGATGATATTATTAGAATTGTATTCAATAGTAGAGCTGGAGACATATACCTTAGGGGCAAACTGAGTGCGGCAAGTCTATCAGGTAATCTTAGCTGGAGTTATATTACAGACAGACCTAGCAGTTATACTCCTAGTGCGCATACCCATAAGTGGACAGAAATCACGGATAGACCATCTTCGTTGAAGAACCCAAGTGCCCTCTCATGGAGCGGATATTCAAGCGGAAGCTATGATGGTAGTGCAGCAAAAAGCATAAGCATTCCGAACAACACGAACCAATTGACGAATGGAGCAGGATTCATTACAGCTAGCGCAAGCATCACAGGTAACGCCGCAACAGCAACCAAGGTGAACCACTCCCTTTCGGTCTTCGACAAGTCATTCAATGGTTCGGCTGATGTGACCGTTGCGGACACGGACTTGATTGCTTCCATATCAACAGTCACAGCGAACTTGACCGACAAGACGGAGATTCTTACTTCCTGGGCGAGCGACAATGGATTCAACGACAGCAACGCCAAGAATAGGATATATAGGAGACCAGCATCGGCAATATGGGGTTACATTAATAGCAAGACAATCTCCAATGCGGATAAGTTGGATAATGTCCATCTCAACGGCATATTCACCGCTTTGAGCAACACGAACAATGGAGTGAGCATGACAATCGGAACGGTTGCTAAATCGTTGGCGAACATGCAAGTGTACTCAGCGACAAAGTTGGTGACGGCTAGGAACATCGCCCTTAACGGCGACCTTATGGGTAATGCCCACTTCGATGGCTCTGCCAACATCACCATCAATGGCTACATGAGCTATTGTAATGCAACCGTCAGCAACACCAACACTTATCCTTGGCGAAGAATAGCTAAGGTGAATGAGCTTACAGGTAATTATTCAGATGGCTGCATCTTACTCTATATCTCTGAAGGCTTCAATGGCGGCTATTATGGAATAGCCAGAGTCTACATAAGAACGGATAACCTCTCCACAGGTGCAAATGCAAGTTGTAGCATTCAGTGGATTTCACGCAACGGCTACGGTTTGGACAGCTTGAAGATTGCAATGTACAAGACCACAGGCAAGGCATACTATGATGTGTTCCTTAAGATGCGTGGCGCGCATGCTTCTGTTGTAATCAGAACGTTGCAAGACCAGCGTGGTGGCTTGGGCAAGAGATTCACCTTGGTTAATAGCACGGAGGGAATCAACGCCGCAAGCCATACCGAGGCATACGCAACCATTGAGGACGCAGCGACCGCCATTCACAACCAAGCCTACACAAGCATCGCACAAGGCTCTGACGTGGCAACGGTGCATAATGCGGACATGGTGGACGGAATACACGCCAGCGGATTGTTTACGAACTTGTCTAACAGCGGGAACAGCTTGTCTATAACGGTCGGAGGAACAAACAAGACGCTGACCGTCAACTATGCGAGCAATGCAGGAAATGCCGATACGTTGGATGGGGTTCATGCCTCTGGCTTGTTTACCAATCTGTCTAATAGTGGCAACAACTTGTCCATAACCATTGGCGGTACAAACAAGACGTTGACGGTGGGCTATGCTACGAAGGCGGCGCAACTCAACACCGCTCGCACCTTGTGGGGACAGAGCTTCGATGGAACAGGGAACGTGAACGGTGCTTTGAGCGGTGCGACCACCATCAGCGCAAGCAACACCATCAGTACCACCTTGAAGAATGGTGCGCTTAAGATTGGCAACAAGTCAACTCCTATTAGTGCCATTGATGATGAAGTTATTTTCAACACTGGTGGTGCTATTCGTTTTGGTGAAACTGCTTGGGATTTTAATCAATGGGCTGGTCTTAAATATAATCATAGTAGTAAGACTATATATCTTGGAATTGCTGATGGTTCTGTGTTTAATGCTAATTCTGCTCAAAGTGGTGGAATGCTTAAATTAATTAATTGTGGTTTGGACGTACCAGATAACATAGCTACGAGTGGTATGTTAACTGTAGGCAAAAATATACGACTTGTTAATATGGCTACAAATGTTGGTGCTTTATTTGCTCAATTAAACGGCAATTCTTTAAGTATAGGATATGGTTCTAGAATGTATGCTACTACTCAAATGTGGTGTAATAAATTCGCTATATATTGTAATGAAGGTATTACGTTATTAAATATAGATAAAGTAACTGCAACATTTGAAACTAATATTTTAGCTACAGGTGGAGTTACTGCTTATGCTAGTTCAGATGCTCGCCTGAAGACTGACTTGCGCAAGCTTGACTACTTAGGCATTATCAAGGCAATGGGTGGCACGTTCGGCTTTGCTTGGAAGAAGGACAACACAAGGTCTATCGGTTGGATTGCCCAGCACGTCTTGTGCAACCCTCACTTAAAGGACATCGTGGAGACTGACGAGAAGGGCTACTACAAGATTAACTACTGGTCTCCGAAGCTGATTGCAACGGCATTCGGTGCTATCGAGCAGGTGGGCGATGAGGTCAGCAGGTTGAAGACTCGGGTGGTCTTCCTCGAATCAGAGGTTCAGCGATTGAGCGGAAAGCAGGACGGCAATAACAAGAAGAGATTAGATAACAAGAATATTAATTTATTAAATTAGTTAAGAAAATGGAGAATTTAAAGATTAACAAGAAGAGTGAACAGACAACCGCCACTTATACCAAGGGCGGCTATCGAGTAGAAATCACCTACAATGTTGACAAGACGGGTGGCAACATCGACAGCATCAATATGAGTATCTATGGTGATGCAAATGGTAACTATCTCGGCAACGCGAACGCTAGCTCCAACGGCAGCGAGCTGACCTACAACATCAGCGGCATCCCTCAGAGCAAGCTCAGTGAGGTGTCAGCATTGATAAGTGAGGTTGATACCGCTATCGCTGCCAACATGGCTAGCGAGGCAGCAGAGTAAGTATTAACGCAGGGTGGCTCTTATAGAGCTGCCTTGCCTAGTGTTTTAAGTTCTAAAGATTAAGCGTATGGCATTAGCAAACAAAAAAATAACGGCTCCCGTCAGTATCGATGACCTGAAGAACCTCTTCGGAGAGGGCAGCGGCGACCTTGCTACTCTTTGCAAGTCCACCAAAATAAATATGTGGGCGAAGTATAAGCCCGTTGACTCAGACAACGCTTTCCTTGATATCAATACTGGGTGGAAGGGTAAGAGGAATGACTGCAACATCAATTATCCTAAAGCAACAAATATCTATGATATAAAGGGCTATTATTCGCAAGCGGACAACGGCTTCACCCATAGGACGGCATCTGCACCTTACAGACTAGGAGATTTTCGCGGGTATAATCATAACGCAAGAAGTGAATACCTAGAAATTGGCACGACAAGTCCATCAGCGGAAGATGCCGTAAGTATTAGCGCAGCATATAATCTGCAAAGTGTCGATTCTGACTGGATAAGCATGAAAGACTTGTTAAATGATGTTAACATAACCTATCACTTTGGTGTGTTGCTCTATAACAACAATGGCAACAAGCTACAGTATATGAGAACATCAGATACAAACACCGTTAAGTTTACAAAGGTCAACGCAGGCACATACACAGTCTATCCGTTTATGAGCAGCGTGGATTATACAAGCAGTGATTTCCCTCAGTTACAAGCGGGTTCGTATATCCCTATACCAGTATTACAGCCAATCACTCTTGTGGTGAAAACCAGAACAGAGATTAATGCTAGCAAGGTTATACTAAGACAAAGTGGTCTTGGAAGTGCAACGATTGAGAATGTTGATCGCGTGTCTCATGTTGTTTCATTGCAACTACGTTTTTCTTCGAGCAAGGAAAATAGTAGTATGCAGGTTGGCGAATCTATTCTTATGAGTAATACAACACTGGCTGGCGGTGATAGTAAAACCGTTCTTTTCAAGAACAAAATGCAGAGTGGAAAAACTTACGCATTATGGCTGTATGTGGACTATGTTTTGACTACTAAGCAAACGGTATTTAGTTCAGAAATTATTGATTAAAAATAATATTTGATTTTCTTGCCAGTTTGGGATATATTTCTTATCTTTGCAACGGAAATAGAAAGGTATTCTGTATAGCAAGTTAATTGGCGAAGAATATTTATAACATAAAAATAAAGAAACAATTATGAAGAAGATTAAGACAATCGAGGCTGTCGCAGCCTACAGAACATTGAAAGCATTGAAGACATCATCAATGAGTGATGATGCCGCTATGCGAGTATGGAAGAATATGAAGGCTCTGCGCCACGTAGCCGATACCTACGACAAGGACGTAGAGGAAGCACAGGAGAGCTTGAAGGACGATAAGTTCGATGAGATGCAGCGCAAGCTCCAGGAGTGCCAGCAGTTAGAGCAGAAGCACGCCGATGAGGGCTACGAATACACCAAGGACGATTCAGCCAAGTTTGCGGAGGTCAACCAGTACTTCTTTAATCAGAAGCAGAAGACCGAGAAGTACTTCTCAGACCTTGCTAATGCCGAGGTAGAGGTAGCCATCGAGGAAGTTGACGAGAAGGAATTGTTCAAGGCAGCTAAGGATTGCGGCTTGAAGTTCGCTGATATGGAAACCCTTGAGGTTGTGATAGGATAAACACTGATAAGTAGATATAGAAATAGCGTTAGAATTTGGCAAGAAAGCCGTTCTAACGCTATTTTGTTACCATTTTATGTTATTTTGGTAACAGAGAAGCGGTAACGAAACTTACGAATTGTTACTTTTTATAAAGTTTAACACAAAAATCAATCAAAAACCAATTACTTTTATTAGAAGATGCGTACCTTTGCGGCATCAATCTTTTAAATCAACTAAAATATAACAGCTTATGACTAAAGAGGAAGAAAATGAAGTCCATCGGTTAGTTCAATCAGTCGGTGTTGTACAGTTGTCAAGAGTAATGTTTAAGGACATGGACGTTAGCGAAATGATAAACGTCATTATCCTTGCAGGTAGAGGCTACAGCATAAAGCTACTCACTTGGTTTAAGTATTATTGTGAAGTGATGCCTCTGTTTATCATGCTTTTTCATATTGCATGCATGGTAACATTTGCGTCTCATGAAAAAGAAATGTGCGTATGGTTTAAGGAGAATTGGGTATCGGCAGCATTTATCTATTTTTCCGTTTACATCCATCCGCTTGTACTTATAATTGCGAGCAGATTCTTTTGGCTCTGCTACAGATGGCGTATTCCGATGATAATCTACCTATTTGGGATAAATGCTATTCATATCGTATACTGGAATGTTTTTACCACCAACGAAATGGTGGAAGCTAATGCTGTAATACTTGTAATGACCATTATATTTTATGTATATGGTTTTGCCGATAAGTATTTCTCAGGCAAGGGCTGTCAAAGTTTAATCTCTAGATTATAATGATATGGGAAAGTTATTTGGTTATCACACCTTGGGAGTGTTATTAAAATCGTTATCGGATTCTTGTTTTCGAGCAGACGAGCAAGAGAAGAGAGGGGAGAAGGTAACTGCTTGCGGAATGAGTAGCGATGAGATAGAAGACCTTTGTGAGAACTATCTGCCGTATGCTCTCAATCCGATGCTATCTACCGAGGAGGTAAAGGAGAAATTGCACGTATCTGATGCTACTCTTAATCGAATGGTAGCGAGAGGCGACATCCCGAATGGCGAGTGCAAGAAGCGTGGGCACACACGTTATTGGAAGAAGTGGGATATTCTGCACTTCATTAAGAGTAAGAGAGGTAAGTGATTGCCTCTCTTTTTTTGTTATTTATGATATTACCTCCTATCACCTTAAATCACTGATAATCAAGCAATAAAAGAAAGTGTGATAGAGTTATATTTGCTCTCCCCTATTCTTTGTACCTTTGCATCCGTAACGTTACAATAGTGTTAGTTAATATTAAGGATTTCAAAAGATTGTATTATGGAAATGACAGATGCAAAGGTCGTAGAGAAGAAAATCTACGAAGAGGGGAAGAAGCATGATGATTATGCTTCTAAGGCAACAGGCAATGCTGGTCTTACCCTTGGTATCATCGGCACAGCACTCGGTGCTGGTGCTTGGTTGCTTGGCGGTAACAACCGCAGCGTGTTTGGTTCTCTCGGTGGCAGCAATATGCCTGAGAATGTAAACATCAACACTTACGGAGCTAACTCAAGCTCAAATCAGCCAACCGCCTTGCAGGTAATGGAGAAGGAATGCGCTGATGAGGTGAAGCTGCTTACCGACATGTTCGGTTTGAAGCTCGACACCGCTAACAAGTTTTATGCTATGCGTGAGACAGATGTTGCCGAGAAATTCGGTCTTTACAAGTCGCAGGTAGATGCTATCAACGCTGAGAACCGCCGTGCAATGCAGGCTGAGTTCGGTTTGTATAAGTCTCAGATTGATGCGGACTTCGGTTTGTACAAGAATCAGAGAGACCAGTATGACGCACTACAAGCTAAGTATTGCGACCTTGACAAGAAGGTAGCCGTTATGGAAGCCCTCACTCCTTACAAGGAGAAGCTTATGATGGCTTACGTTAACGAGAAGACCTGCAATTGCTTGCGTGGTCAGTTGGTACTCCCATCTACGCCAGTAATTTCAGGCTACGGCAGCTATTGCTGTAATAGCACCGCTCCTTCCACTCCCACTACAGGAGCGTAGCAGAGCTGTAAGGAAGTCGGCTAGACAGACTAAGAAAAAATGAGTTGGTGAGGGGTGTTTGCCCTCGTGGTGGATGCCCTCTCACCTCTCTATAATATATCACCAACTTAAAGATATTGATTATGATGAATTTTGGAAACAGCCCTTTGC